ATGGAAAATTTTTTAACATTAAATGGACTAGCTTCTATTTTTAAGCTGTATGGTACGGTCATGATGATCGCTTTAGCAGTGAGCTTAGTCGTAGCGGTGGTTTTAATCATGCGTTTCCCACGTTCGCCTCAAGAATGGGTAGTAGGTTTGATTTGTACTATTGTTTCAAGCTTGACTGGTGGTTCATTCATTATCATGAAATGGGACTTACATGAATGGGTGACCGATATATGGGGCATGATCACTTTAGGTGGATTCTTCTTTATTTGTGGCTTGCCTGGTTGGGCAATTGTGAGGTGGATATTTAACTTCATTAATAAACAAGAAGGAAAAACTATTGTTGAAGTAATGAAAGACTTAAAAAAAGCAAAAGATGATATTCAAAGTTAATAGCTATCAGCGAGTTATATAAATGAGGACAGGCCTATGAATGTTGAACAATATCTAGATGCCCTTATAAAACGTGAAGGTGGTTATGTAAATGATGCGCTTGACTCTGGACAAGCCACCAAATTTGGAATTACTCAAGCAGTTGCACGTAGCTATGGATATCAAGGTGAAATGGAGGATTTACCTTTAGAAACTGCAAGAGATATTTATAAAAAGCAATATTGGCTTGAGCCGCGATTTGATCAAATTAATTTGATTAGTCCGATCATCGCTGAAGAACTGCTCGATACAGGAGTAAATTGTGGTCTTGGTTTCACAAAACCACTTCTACAACGTGCTTTGAATTTGTTAAACAGACAAGGAAAAGAGGGATGGAGGGATCTTAAATTAGATGGTGAATATGGGCCTTCTACCTTACAGGCTTTATCACTCTATATTAAAAAGCGCGGTCAAGAAGGGGAAAGAGTGATGGTACGTCTTCTAAATATTATGCAAGGCCAACGCTATATTGAAATTACAGAGAAAAATCCAAAGTATGAACAATTCTTTTACGGATGGCTTGCTAACCGTGTGAGTTTTTAAAAAGACCAACTTGCTTGAGCTGAATACATATAGCAAGTTGGTCCATTCTTCTTTTTATAATACAAATTGTTTATTGAGTAATAAGTAAAATGGCGAGAAGAAAGAAAATACAACCACTCACTTTATTCAGTTTTGCAAAATTATTTCCGGCAAGCATTTTCTCTTTAAAAATTGAAGAAAAATTAGCATAAACTAAATGAATTAAAAATCCGATAAAGCAAAAGGTTAAAGATAAAATGAGAAATTGATTTAATATTTCTTTTTTAATATCAATAAACTGAGGAAAAAGTGCAATAAAAAGACAATCGTTTTCGGATTAAGTAATGAAGCAAATAGCCCCTGATAAAAAAGTTTTGATTTCTTCACGATTTTATCGTTGTGTTCAGTTTCTAGTAAATCTTGAGTAGGAGATTTCTTTATAAAGTTTTTATAACCTAAATACATAAGATAAAAGGCCCCAATAAACTTTAAAACAGTGAAGATGGTGGGGTTACTGGTAATAATGATACCAACACCACTTGCAGAAATCACAGCGATAATGAACATACCAATGATTAAACCGCTAATACCGAATAAAGCGGTACGAACACCATAATTTATTGAATTTGTTACTGTAAATAAAACGCCTGGTCCAGGGCTAGATAAGGTAAGAAAAGCAATGGTTATAAAAACTAAGAGACCGTTCACGTGGCTACTTCCTGTTTATCATCAATATGTTAAGCTGCACACGTACTTTAAATCAGAATACATGAAGTGTATATATACAAGTCTGTATATTTTATAAAAAAGTAAAATATTTTAGTAAGATATTAAAGTAGTTTTAGAGCGTAAAGAGAGGCTTAATAATTTTCAAAAGATAAAATTTTATAGTATAAAAATAAGATATATTTAATTAATATATTGAAGTTAAAACAATTAACTAAATTAAAAAATAGCATTTAAAATCAATAGATAAGTGATCGTTAGAGAAGCACAAATTGTGTGGAAAATCAATTAATCAAGATAGAGATTGCAATTCGTTAAGAAGCGTGTATAGTCGACATTAACTACAAAAATATTCATGTTACCCTAAATCTCTCTTTTCGCAGTTTTATTTATAATCCTCCGTATATTATTAGATATTTAAGTAGAGTGTATATTTTTTAGTTCAATTGGAATACCCAATAACAAATGATAATGTTTTTAAAATTAGGATTAATTTATGTCTAATGCTACTGGTACAGTAAAATGGTTTAATGAAACTAAAGGTTTTGGTTTTATTCAAACTGATGAAGGTAAAGATGTTTTTGCACATTTTTCTGAGATTCAAACACAAGGCTTTAAAGTTCTTCTAGAAGGCCAGCGTGTTCAGTTTACTGTGACACAGGGTAAAAAAGGCCCACAAGCTTCGAATATCACAATTGTGACGAATGCTTAAATAACATAATTTGATGATTTTATTTGATTTATTTTTTGGCCATTTGCTCAATTAAATAACATGAAATCATCTACGTAGTTAAAAAACCCACTTCTTCCTTTGTGGGTTTTTTATATAAAATATTAAATAAGTTGATTATTTGTTTTATATAATATAAAAATTAAATTTGTGTTGTATAAGTTAACATTATAACTGGTATAAAAATGGATATTTGTATTGGCGGTATTTTAAACGGTAAAGTAAGAAAAATTAATGAAGATAGTTTCTGTGTTGGAAACCCTCATTCAGATGATATAAATGAGTACCATAAGCAATACTTTCATTTAGGTGGAAAGCTTTTGTCATTTTGGGTATACAGCGAAATAAATTATCAGGAAGCATCACGAATAGCGGAAAGTTTCTTAAAAAAAGAACAAAGATCTTTAAGCGGATGTTAAATAAAACCACTTTAAGTCTAGCAAGTATATTGCTTAAAACAGATAAGCTATAATTAATTTTTAATTACATATTTTTAACAATTTAGTTTAATTTGTTATTCATAACGTCATAAGTAATAGAGTAATCTTACCTCAAAATAGAGTTTAGTTGTAAAATTAAACTTAACATTCATAAAAATTTATTAAATTTTTATTGTATTAACGGTCCATGACTTAAGTCATAAATAATATTTCTTTTTGTAGTATATCTAAAGGAAGGAAATAATTCTAAATGTTGAATATAGTACAACCAAATATTTGCTTCATCGGTAGTAGTAATTTGTCTTTAGCTTTAATTGGAGGTTTGGTTTTAAAAGGATTTCAAAAAGAAAAAATTAATCTTATAGAGGAAGGAAAGTTTGATAATGAAATCATTCTAAAGCAAAAGCAGCATGAGGTAAAAAAGGCTGATATCGTTGTTCTATTAGTAGACCCAAAAAATCTAAAAGTCATCTTAGCACCATTAAAAAAATGGTTAGCTGATAAAACTATTGTATCGATGATGGCTGGAATTAATAGAGATGGATCCGTAAATTTGAACAACTCCTATAAGTGATATTCTGCTCCTCAAATGATGTTATAAACATCAATATATGGAGTATTTTATGGCACGTAGACCAAGAAGAAATCATTCAAATGATTTTAAAGCTAAGGTAGCACTTGCTGCGATTAAAGCAGAAAAAACACTTGCTGAATTGAGTGCTGAGTTTGATGTTCATCAAAACCAAATTATTGACTGGAAAAATCAATTGATCTCAGCTTCCTCGCAAGCTTTCGATCAATCAAAAGCTCCAACAGAACCACCCATCGATCTAAAAAAACTACATGCAAAAATCGGTGAGCAGGCATTAGAAATTGATTTTTTAGAAGGTGTGTTGAAGAAACTGGGCCGCTTCAACCACAAAAGTTAATCGACGACTCACTTCAGATTTCAGTATCTAAGCAAGCTAAGCTGCTGAAAGTCTCCCGTGGTTGTTATTACTATCGCCCAAAACCTGTGAGTGCATCAGATCTGAAGCTGATGCGATGTATTGATGAATTACATATGCAATATCCTTTTGCAGGCAGTCGTATGATGCGTGATTTGTTGAATCGTCAAGGACATCATATAGGACGACGTCATACACGTACTTTAATGAAGAAAATGGGTATTCAGGCGTTATATTGCAAACCAAATTTAAGCCAGGCTAATCAAGCTCACCGTAAATATCCATATCTGCTCAAAGGGTTGGCTATTCAGCGCAGTAATCAAGTGTGGTCTACGGATATAACGTATATCCCTATGGCAAAAGGCTTTGTTTATTTATGTGCTGTGATTGATTGGCATAGCCGCAAGGTACTTGCGCATAGGGTATCGATTAGTATGGAGGTGGATTTTTGTATTTCGGCTTTAAATGAAGCGATTGAAAAATATGGTCGACCTGAAATATTTAATACAGACCAAGGCAGCCAGTTTACCAGTGATGCATTTATTGATGTATTGAAATCAAATGGCATTCAAATCAGTATGGATGGTAAAGGTCGATGGGTAGATAATGTGATGGTTGAACGATTATGGCGGAGCGTTAAATATGAAGAGGTGTATCTCAAAGCTTATAGCAGTGTCACAGATGCGAAAAAGCAATTAAGTGCATATTTTGAGTTTTATAATTTGAAACGACCTCATTCGAGTCTAGACAAAATGACACCAAATGAGTTTTACTATGATCAGCTACCCCAACAAAACAAGGTGGCTTAACTAGAGCGGAATATCACTTATAAATACGCTTTTAGTTGTTCAAACAAGTGGGACCACCTCTTAATATCAAACAACTCATGAATATTACGGGTTCAAAAAAGGTTATAAGAATCATATCTAACCCACCGGTATTAACTTATACAGGTACTCATGTGTTGATTGGTTCAGAGTATCTAGAACCTTTAGATAAAGAGTTAGTTGAGACAATTTATTCAGCCACAGGGCAGACCTATTGGGCAAATTCAGAATCAGAAAGTGATGCCATTATTGCGTTATCGGGTTCAGGCCCTGCGTACTTCTTTTATATCCTCGACAGTATGGTAAAAACTGGTGTTTCTATGGGACTAGATAAGCAGTTTGCTTTAGATCTGGCACTTCAAGCAGCATCAGGTGCTGTAGACATGGTGCGTAAAAGTAATGTTCAGCCAAGTGAGTTATGTGGCAAGGTCACATTAGCTAATGGCATTACTGAATCTGCATTACGAATGTTTGAGCTAGGCAATCTTTCCGATGATATTCGACTGGCTTTAAAAGCAGCTTATCATCGCAGTAAAGAAATAAGTCTAGAGATTAATGCTGAAATTGCCAGACATACCGTTAACTGATGGCTAAGTACCTTTCAATCTTGAGATAACTTAAATTTTGAAAGGTACTTTTCATGCTTAATAAATCATGGAATTTGTAGGAAATATTCCCAAATAACATAGCCTAAGCCAAAGCCTAACATTGAATAGAGAGTGATAATAAATAATACAAAACTAGCTTTATTTTTCTTTCTTAAAAAATTCATGTTAGCTACCTCGTGTCTAGATAGTTACTATCATGAAGAAATACAATGTGTAATCATAGATACAGAATTTTTTCAAAAAAATATAACAGATAGATCAGTGTTATAAATTTATCTTTAATTAAGTTTTTTTAAATTATCAACTTAAAGAAAGACAATCTCGATATTGAGTTTTATCATAGAAAAAGCAATTTAAAAAATAAGTTTCTCATTGATTTATAAAACTATTGTCTTAGAAGAGTATGTCTAAAATAATCATTTACAATTGAAAGAAAACATTTCTAATTAGTTAAAATTATTAAATAAAATTATGGACCAGTTAACGTAATATGAATTTTTTTGTGGTTCATTCTGGTGCAATTTTACATAATATTGGTAATTTTTACATTGAAAGCTAATTTGATTTCACTCAATTACAATTAATTCTTCATAATCAAAATATGAATTTTTTTATTTTCAATTATTTATAAAAAATTGAGGAGGAAGAAATGCCAAAGTATTTAGCTATAGCGGATAAAGTATATAAGGAAATTAAAAAAGACAATTTATTTACGGATGATATGATTCAAAATTTGAATTGTTTAATTAGCCTGATTCGTAAAGCAATTAAAGGTACTGAGTTCAAACTTAAGTATAATTTTATAAATTTTGAAGAATGCCTAAATCAATTTAATAAAGAAAAATCAGTCCATATAGATTTAAGTTTGATGCCTAAGTTTAAAAATGAAGGCGAGTTTATTTTATGGCTGGCTGGTTTTATTGAACGAATGACGGTAGGCGGAAAGGAAAAGCTGCCTCCAATTTCAAACTATATTCCGAAAGACTTTAAAATGGATAAGACCGAGATTCCAGCAGCTGCTGAGCCAAGTAGAGAAGAAAATGCCGAGATGATTATTAATTACTTTAAATCTGAGGACTATATTAAAAATAGTAAACTGTCTTCATAAAATATAGAAGTATTCATCCACCATACTTCTATATCTCGCTGATAGAATTCAGCTACCGCCTTCTGGGGCGGTTTTTTTCTGTTAAAACCGTTAATAGTACATATTTATGCCAATTAAAAATGTCAGAAAATATGGAAATGTTTTATGAGAAAATATTAATGATATAAAAAATAGTAGGTTAAGCAATGAATTGTTATTTTTATTAAAATATTTTTCACATAAAAATACGCTTAAATTACGTATAGAAACATTTACTCGTACATAATTTCCAAAAAAATAGGAAGATAACGAGATGAATGAGAATGCTGAACTCATTAAATATTTAGATATTGCTGAAAATGTATACGCCAATATTTATGAAAAGTACCAGATTACTGATAATCCGGTGACTAATCTTAATAGAGTCATGGCTGAAATTAGAAAAGAAGCTGAGCAAATCAATGTAAAACTAAAATATAGCAAAATTGATTTTGAAGAATGTTTAAGTAAGCCTCTTTCTGAAAGAGAGATAAAAGTTGACTTGAGCTTACTTCCGCGCTTTGAGTATCGTGATGAATTTATTTTATGGTTGGCCAATTTTATTGGAAACATTAGCGTTCAGAAAAAATTTATAAAACAAAATTACCAGATTAATTAGCTTTTCAAATTTTTAGTTCCTTAAAATTTCTACAGATCAGCGATATAAAAAGAATAATAAAGTGCGCCTTTTAGAGGTAACTTTCATGAAGAATATTACTGAAAAATCGCTTTTTGATGTCTTCACACAACATCAAGCCTATCTTTATCGAGCATCTTCAAGATCGGTAAATGAGCTTTTTAGATTTTTTAATACTGAAACAATAGCTATGCTTGATCGTTTGGGGAATTTAATAAAAGAACTTAATGATACTGAAAGGGCTGCTTTAGCAGGGGGAGAATACACAACTCGTCACCTTAAAAATATTCAACTTGTGATTTCAGATTGGTTTAATTCAATTAACACTGTTTTGCCGGAAATCTTTACTCACTCGGCAATTGCTTTGGCTATATATGAGTCAAACTATATGGCCAAACTATTTGGTAAGGTTATTAAAGATTTAAAGAGAGAACAGCTTTATCAGTCAATAAAACGAGTGCCTTTAGCGGGTGGTGCCCTAGTTGATGAATCCTTAGCTCAAATTAGTGAGAATACCCTCCAGAGAATTGAATATGCCATTCGCGATGGAATGAATACAGGCATGACACCTCAGCAAATTATTAGGCGTATTACTGGTACGAAACGCCTTAAGTATGAAGATGGATTGCTCAACAGTACCAGAATTGATATTGAGCGTATTGTCAGAACCCTGCGGAGCCATATCTCAAATCAGGTCTATTTATATAACTTCAAAAAGTTTAATTTTGAATATGTCAGATTTGTGAGTGTACTTGATGGAAGGACTTCTAAAGTTTGTGCAGCCATTGACGGTTCAATTTGGAAATTGAATGATCCAGCGAAAAGGGTGCCACCTTTGCATCCCAATTGCCGGAGTATTCTGGTTCCTGTTAGTAAGGACGGAAGGCTTATTGGTAATCGATCTTTTATTATGGATGAAAGAAGGATGCGAGACATCCCTAAAGATGAACGGGCTCAATTAATGGGTCAAATAGATGCAGATATTTCCTTTAAAGAGTTTAGGACTTACGCACTATCATTTATAGATTCTCTGTGGTAGCAGATGATTTTTATCGAGAATAAAGTCATCAATGAAGTCTTTGATGATTGGTCTAAATAATTTCTTCTGCCAACGATATACATTTTCAAAGATCCCCTCAAACTGGTTCTTTTGTATCTCGACGTAGGCCATCAAGGCTGAAAAAATATGATTCAAAATCAGTTTAGATCGTCTTACTTGAAACTTTTCAATATGACAAACCTGTTTAATCACTCGGTGATATTGTTCTATTTTCCAATGACTTGAATGTAATTCATGAAAACCCTCAAAGGACAATAAATCATCTTCATCTTGATGCACAATATAAAACCTCTGCTGTTCTTTTAACTGAGTCTTAAATAATTGTACAAAGCCAAAATCTTTGAGCCAGACCACTTGACCCTGATGGAAATCTGGCAATAAACGCAGTTGAAACAATTGTCCTTTTTCTGGGGAAACCTTACGGTTACAGTCGATACCAAACATAAATCGAATACCATATTTTCTTATGGTTTTTAGATTTCCAGTCGATGAATACCAACTATCACCTGTAATAAATTGAATCTTTGCACCCCAACTGAGTACTTCACTTAACATATCCATAAAGTAATCATTCTTGGTTTTACTTTCAGATTTGTCATAAATTCGGAAATTAATTGGAATATTTTGACCATTTTGATCTGTCGCATACAAGGTAATGAGATTAATACCCTTGACGGATCGGTGGTGTTTGCCTGACCAAAAATAGCTAACTAAGTCCATATGTTGACTATATGGTTTATCTAAAACAGTATCATCAATACTGACTATAAGTTTATTATTATCAATATGTTGAATTGCTTCTTGATATAGGTCGTGAGGTGTGTAGTCTTCACGCTCTAGAAAGCGATTTACACTATCATGCGAGATATTATAAGTCTCGGCAAGTTGTGTGCAGCTAATAGAGTTCGGTTCTGTCATGAGAAAGCCCATATAAATGGGTAGAGTACAAGTTGCTGTAGAAGCATTTTTAATTCGTCTGATCACAGATACTTTATAAAGTATTTTAATACTTTTTTGAATCCGTCAATGCGTAAGTCCTAGAGTTTTTTAAACTGACCGATAATTTTTTCCAAAAAGAATGGTTAGGCCCTAAACGCTATAAATTATATAAAGAAGGGCAATTTGATTTTGACAAATTCTTTGATCCTAAAGGCCGACTTTATACTTTGGATGAGCTGAGGGAGCTCGATGAGCGAACCTTTAAAATACTTGGGCTGTAATTTTAAAGGATAACTTGTTACCCTTGCGCGTGAAATTAAGGTGAGATTATGAAATTTATATTCCTCTTTATGAGCGCGATCACTCTTCCATGCTATGCTGCATCTGAAACTATGGAAACGCATTATTGTTATCTTGTGAAAAATGCTGCAAAAGGTGTTATGGATGCGAGACAACATGATGTACCAGTGATTGAACTACAAGAGATTGCTAGTCATCTTGAAGAAGCAGAGGCAAAAGAGCTTTATCAACAAATTATAGATACAGCGTATTCTTCTAAGTTATTTGAAGATCCTTTAACCAAGACAAAAGCTGTTGAAGACTTTCAAATGATATGGCATGAAAAATGTTTAGCGAAGAGTTCTATAAGCTGAGCTATATAAGTAAATAAGACCTGCTCATGGAGTAGGTTTTTTTATTTAATTCAAGTAAATAACAATAAAAGTATTAGAAAATAAAAACTATAGATGAAGTGAAATGTTATAAAAATGACTACCAAACTTGAGAGTAATAAAGAACAACTTAATATTTATGACATTAAGATGAAAAAGTTTGTATAACAAAGTGTTTGCAACAAATTAAGAACTCAACCTTTCAATTAACAGATCAAAGTATTCATTATTGAGGAACTTTGTAGTTTATTTTTACTCTTAATTTCAGGTTAAGGCTTGATCTTTTAGATATTGGCCAATCGGTGAGTATGTTTGGAGAACATACAGTGATGAGTCATGAAAGTTTAACTAAAAGTTTAAGTAAAGTTCCAGAAGTTACGTTACTGTTCTGGATCATTAAAATTGCTGCTACCACTTTAGGTGAAACTGCTGGAGATGCGCTATCTATGTCCCTTAATTTGGGATATGTAATTAGTACAGTTATTTTCGCAGTGATATTTGCAGTTTTTGTTGGCTTGCAAATTAAAGCCAAAAAATACAATTCATTTTTTTATTGGGCGACCATTATTGCCACGACCACATTAGGAACAACAATTGCCGACTTTGTTGACCGAACTTTAGGTGTGGGTTATGCAGGCGGAAGTTTAATATTGCTTATTTTATTAGGTCTCTCTTTGTTTGTCTGGTATTTAAGCTGCGGCACAATTACGGTAAAAAGTATTCAATCTGCTAAAAGTGAAGCCTTCTATTGGCTAACCATTATGTTCTCTCAAACATTGGGAACAGCATTAGGTGATTGGACTGCGGATACTCAAGGGTTAGGGTATACCAGCGCTGCTTTAATTTTTGGTACTTTGTTATTAGTTTTAGCAATCTGCTATTTCTATACCAAAATCTCAAGAACATTATTATTCTGGTTGGCCTTTGTTCTTACTCGACCACTCGGGGCAGTTTTAGGTGATTTCCTCGATAAACCTATCGCGCATGGTGGATTAGAGCTAAGCAGATTTAGCGCATCTTTTGTTTTGTTGGCTTTTATTGTGGTCTGTTTAATGGTCTTTAAACCTAAAGCAGCAGAGACATCACATTAACTTAACTATTAAAAGAGGCTGCATTATTCTGTTGGAGGATGTGGTCTTTTTTTATTTGAGTGCAAAAGGTTAAATGAAATCTTGTTAACATTTTATTTTGGATGTAAAAAAGCCCTTGCTCGAAAGCTAAGGGCTTAGTCATTCATTGATCTAGCAATGAACTATATAAGGCTCATCTCATACTGAGGCCAGTATATATGAAATTGAGTCAATAAAGAAGGTGATGTATAGCATCTTGAAGAGCAACCAAGCCAAACAACTTTATCAAGAGCTTATCAAACCTCATGTTCTTCAAAGCTATTCGAAGGCTCTCTCATTAAGTCCAACGCTATCGAAAATTTCCAAACCACAACACTGGCTAAGCGCGGTAAAGAAGTAGAGAAGGTATTAGTTCGGGTTCTTAATATCATGCAAGGCCAACGTTACATCAAAATTTGTGAGCGAAATCCCACGCAGGAACAATTCTTTTATGGCTGGATTACTAACCGGATCGGCTAACATGAAAGTCTTCAATTGCAAGCGAACTAGATTGGCTTCATTGATTACAGTTCTGTGTATCCTGTTTTCAGGTTGCACACTCATACGATATCTACAAAAGTGCATGTCACTGTTTGTGTGCAGTGTGTGAATTAAAGTCTTTAGGAGAACGCTTTTTTCTAGATGGGTGAATAAGTTAAATCGGTTTAAATTTTCTTTAAATATATTTAATTTTAGCTTTAGTATCTATAAGTTAATATAACGAGCTTTATTGTTATTTTCGTAAAAATAAAAAATAAAAATTATTTTTAAGTTAATGTTTTTTAAAATTATATATATTTTATATTTACATTAATAAGATTGGATACAGAGGCATGATTCATTATTAAATTTATATCATCTACTTTAAATAAGCTATTTACCCTTTGCGAAGAATATTCAATGAGCGGTATAAATATGGTTGATTGAAATAATGAATAAATAATCCCAACCTTGAATTTACAAGTAGGGATAGAGATTGGAAATGTGAAAAAGCTACCTATAGGTAGAAATACTCATGAATTAAGTTAAAGGATATTGGTATGAAAGCTATTTTAACGAAGAAAATTATTAACTGCATCGCAATTAGTGGTGTTTTAAGCTTCAGTGCATTTGAGATTATGGCAGCGAATCAACAAACTATAAATGATGGAAAGAATCACTCTAAAATATTAAATGAAAACCATGAAAATTTGACTGATGGTCAAATTTTCAAGATATTAAGTACAGCTAATAATGGTGAAATTAAGCAGGCAAAAACTGCATTGCCAAAACTAAAAATGGATGAAGCTAAGAAATATGCTGAAATGATGATTAAAGAACATTCAGCCAATGAAAAAAATGCACAAGCGTTGGCAAGTCGGTTACAGTTGATTTCACAAACCAGTAATCTTAGTGAATCATTGCAAAATGATAGTGATAAAATTGTTAGTAAGCTTGATCAAGTAACATCAGATACTGATAAAAATTACATGATGAGTCAAGTTAAAGTTCACCGTAAAGTTTTGACGATAATTGATAAGCAGTTAATACCAAACACGAAAAATTCTGAATTAAAAAATATGCTCGTACAAACACGTGATGCTGTTGCGAAACACCTAAAAGCAGCTGAAGATATATTTAAAAATATAAAATAATATACAATTATTATCTTTAAAAAATACATTTAAAAAAGCCTAGTATTAATTAACTAGGCTTTTTAAATTATATATACATAAAATCATAATTTCCTGCAGGGCAGTGTAAAACTAGAATGTTATGGGTAATGTTTAATCTGGCGAAATATAATGATTATGGGATAAAGAATGATATAATTTTGAAGACTATTTGAATAAGAATTTTTATTGATGAGAAATACTTTTTATTAATTAACAACATCTCCTTACTTAATAGGGATATTTATGAAACATAATTAACCTAAAGGTGAATTATAATAATAATTGTCAAGCATATTTCAAAAGTTATTTTAATATTCTAGCTCTTTTGAAAGACACTAGATTTTAAAATATAGGGAGTAAGAAAATGGTAAATACAAAACAATCAAATTCAGATGGTAATCATACGACTCAAAAAGAGCCATCTTCTAATGGTAATGTATCAAATAGCAAACCATTACAAGACATTTCAACCACAATTGATAATGCTCGTCCAGATTTAAACTCTCCACCGACTAATAACAATCATGTACCCGATATGAATGAAGGGGGAGAGAATTTGGTTGCTACAGGTGCAGGAACCTTGGGAGGAGCGGCGGTAGGTGCTGCATTTGGTGTTGTTGGGGGCCCTCCAGGTGCTGTTGTTGGGGGGATTATTGGTGGTGTGGTGGGAGCAATAGCAGGTAATGATATAGCTCAAACAAATAATCAAAAAGATGATAGTAATGACTGGCAAGAAGAAGATAATTATTGGCGAGAAAACTATAAAAAAATGCCATATTATACTGAAGACAAGAATCTAGAATATGATCGTGATTATCGAGCGGCTTATCGTTTAGGTTATGAAAATCGTGTAGATAATAATGCAGAAATTAATTTTTCCGAGGTTGAATCTAAATTGAAAACTAAATGGGAACAAGTTAAAGGCAGTTCACGTTTACAGTGGGAGGAAGCTAAATTTGCTGTAGAAGATGGATTGAAAAAAATTCATCCTTAATTCATTTAATACTTAGAAAGTCTCCTCAATGGGGGAGACTTTGCGATAATATACTTTTAAGCTAATTTCAATATCAATAAAAACTTAATGATGGGTTTAATCATAAAATATTAATTATATTTTCATTATTCTTTTTTTTAGGCATTTAAGTATTTGAACAATTAAGCGGGCACTCTTCATTTTTCTGCCTTCTTCTTGATAGTACTGTTCAAAAAGGGCATAGAAGGAGATATGGATTTTTTCAGACTCAGGATTAGCCTGTTAAGATTGTAATTCTAATAATTTTTTAGCGGCCCATTGTTCACACTCACTCGCAATATCTCGAGTAGGCGTATAACGTTTGCCTAGATAACGAACAGTGATGCGCCACGCGTCTCCGCGCTTAACCGACTTTTGCATAATAACATTCCAAATTTCCTGATACTGCAACGGAAATATAAAGCGTTTTTTTAATGCGAATTTTGAATTGACCTATAGACAATAAAAAAACCACCTAATCCTTTCGAATTAAGTGGTTTTTAAATTTTGGAGCGGGAAACGAGACTCGAACTCGCGACCCCAACCTTGGCAAGGTTATAATAATTTAATTAAATCAATTTCTTAAAATAGAGCGGTGGCGCAGTGGAGGCATGGCGATTTTATTGTAATAAAATATTTATTTTATATCGTTTTATGAGCAAAATAGATATTAATAATGTTCATTGATTTTATAAGAAGAGAAAACTTTATGAAAGACGGCTTCAACAAAATAAAAAAGTTAGCTGAAAATGCTAAAAAACTTGATGGTGAACAGAAGGTATCTTTAGGTACTTTATTTAATGAGGGGTTTCTTCAGGCTAATACTGATTTTGAAAGTATTGACGATCTGTTTGAAAAGGCGGGGTACAATGTAGAAAACGAAGATGATTTTGCAGCTATACCTCAAGAAGGAATTGATGCTTTTATTCGAGAGAATACTAAATTTGAGAGTTTCAATGCGATGCATCGACAAGCAACAACGGAATATGTGCGTAAGCAATTACTAAAAGGTTTAAAATAATTGAAGGGGCATAAAGCCCCTTTTTAATTTTTACGTCTAGCTTGCCGTTGTGCTTTAGCCTTACTTAGATTATCTAAAATCGGCATGACAGTAGCAGGACTATAAAGGTGCTTACCGTCACCGCCAAGATTGAATGGTCTTAATTCATCAATAATGGTTTTTCTAGATAAATTATACCGTTCCATTAGCCATGAAGCAGGCACACGGTTTGGTATTTCTTCTGCTTTAATTTCCAAGACTTTACCAATATTTGGTACATCGTCATGTATAAAAATTTGAGGCGGTTTTTCTGATTCAACTACAACAATATATTTTCCCATCTTTATACACCTTATGTTCTAGCAATGTTCTCAGGAGTAATCACAGAGGGTCAGCAATGCGATTACACCTGTAGAACATTGCTAAGAATGTTCAATAGAAATATTTAAAAAGGTATGTCTTCCAAATGCTCTGTTTTAATAACTGGGTCAGGAATATGAAGGGTGCAACTTGATACTAAAACATGAAATTCTTCACCAGGATTAAGTTTCGCCAATCGGTGTGCTTCACGTTCAGCACTCGCATAACTTTCATGTTTATAAGTAGGATTGCCGCGGCCCTCGCTCCAAACTAAATAAAATGGTTTCATGGCTGTTCAGCTCCTTCTATTAGTTTCTCTTTGGCAAACAATGCTTCTGCACCATCTTCAGTAAAACCGATATCTATTAAGAAAAAGCCATGTGGTGCAATCGGATCCCATTTAGATAAATCTGATGAGTCCATAATTTCCAAAAATTGATCATCAGAAACACTCCCTTCTAAATAAAGTCGAGTAGTGACAATATTGAAGTGCTCCTTTAGTTGATCCCAATCGCTTTGACTCAACCATTCTTGATCAGCATGGTTGTCATCAAGATATTGGAGATATTCAGGATGTGCCCAACAGCCCATTTCATCTCTGATGATCTCAGTAGGTGTTAATTGATTAATCATCCTTTAGCTCCCGATTCACCTTTAACTAATTGGTCGATAAATTCAGCCAATTCATTAGCATCAATAATTGGTAAGTCTGGGTGTGCATCCTCTACAGGAAAAGATTTAACAGCTACCCAACTTTGAATTTCATTGATGATTTGATTTGGTATGGCCTGAGTCTTGATCTGCCATAATTCCCAACCTAGCTGAGACTTAGAATTTGTATATTCACCATCTTCTAATTCAAGCTCATGTTGCTTGCCGCCTACATTCAAATAGGCTTCTTCAAATGCTTCACGTTCATTTGTACTCATGCTGCCACCTTCGTTTTAAGGATATTGTGAGCTTTCAAACGTTGGCGCAGCGTGCCACGGTTCAAACCAAGTATTTCGGCTGCTTTGGTTTGGTTGCCACGTGTTTTAATTAATGTTTCTGCAAGTAATGGTTTTTCTAATAGGGCCATTACTTCTGCATGTGCGTTAGTAGTATTAGACTCAAGCACAGCTCTAATTTGATCAATTGAAACAACTGTTGAAGTACTCATGCTGCTGCTCCTGATTTAATATTTTTGAAGAGAGGGTTTAGGGCGGTAATGTCCAGTTGTTTTTTTGCACGGGTTGCCGCTACGTACAGCAAACGTGCTTCATCTGGAGTTAATGGCTTTTCACCATCTGAAACAGATTCTTTATAAAAGAAGTCACCACCTAATTTGACCTTGTTAAATTCAAGACCCTTTGATTTATGAGCAGTAGTTACAACACAGTCGTAGTCGTTAGAACTGCTTTTTAATAAGGCTTCAATAAGAGCGTTTTCGCCTACCTTTTCAATTAGGCTCACCAATGGTTTGATGTCACTGTTTGAAACTTCATGACTGTATTCAAGTACTTCTTCCCAAGTGCTAAAACCTTCAAAAGCACTTCCATCATTTACGCGTACACCTGCTTTCACCTTTTTGGCATCTTCAATATTTTTAATTAAAGAACCTGTATCAACTTCAAGACGTGGTTCGCGGCCTAATTGGATAAGCTCAACCATGTGAGATAGGGCAGCGGCATTAGTACGGAAAATAATTGCATCGGCTATGCTGTCGTGAACTTCGCAAACCTGTGATTCAATTTGCTCAAAGCCTTTTAGCGGCACATCTTCATCAAGAACATTGAATAAAATTGTGTTTGCTAAATCTGCAATATCTTTACCAAAACGGAATGATTGGCTTAGACGTGTTTCAGGTATTTCTAATGACTGCATTGCATTTACAGCACCACGAAATGCATAAATCTGTTGATGTCTGTCACCAACGTAAATGACCTGAGCAGATTGATTATTTAGAACGTTCAACATGATAGGGTCAGCATCTTGCGCTTCATCAAACAAAATAAAATCTGTGTTGATGACTGGTTTGCTGAGTGCCCAATATTTTAAATAGTGGTCATGCTCTAAACGGTTTACACCGAAGGGGTCAAGAATGTCTTGCCAATAATCATTAGCCTTAGGTAATAGAATTTTTGCAAGTTCTGCGCGATGCGCTTCTTCCATCCAATCAGGTAAAGCTGCATAAACTTGTGATAACTGGATTTCTGAATAGTTAGATCGGCAAAAATAACCAATGGCATTAATTAAAGAAGTTGCCATGCGCTTATTGTTGAATAAACGTTTTTGGTCATCTTCTCCGCGCTGCTTAGTTAAAGCTACAGGCACTTGATACGATTCAAGGTCATGACGTGATGCAATTTGATTCGACATCAAACGACGATTTTTAAGTTTATTGGTAAACCAACGTGGTACTGAATTAAATGCAAGGCTATGGAAAGTTTTACAACGTACGTTCCGGTTAAACTTGCTTTGTGCTTCTGTAGCAATTGCCTTGTTAAATGCCAAGTACATACCAGATTGATAGCTTTTAGCATTACCAATCAGTTTAAGGGTTGATGTTTTCCCTGCGCCTGCATAAGCAGTTACCTTGCAAGAATCACCATTAATTGCCATATCAATGGCTTGTTTTTGTTCAAAAGTCGGGTTCATGGGTGAATTTCCCTAAGCACCCTTAAAAATAAGGGCGCTTGCATAAATTTATTTAAAAAGTAGTAGTGGCTTACGCTGTTAATTCAGCCGTCTTTCTTTCAAACAGTGAGCTGACAGCATCAATCTGTGCATCAGTTAAGAATGATGTATTTGGCTCAAACTGCTTTTCCATAATTGAGTTAATTGCTTCAATTGAAGTTGCAATTTCCAAATCATCTACAAGCTGAAGATAGAATTTTTGATTTGCGTATGCATTCTTAATATCAGTCTGTGCCGGTTCGCCAAGATCAGAAGGAATGGTTGAACCAAGTGTTTTTAAATCTGTTAGGTTTTCAACTTTCCCAATATCTTGAATGCATTTTTCAACATTGAATGAAACGGCCAAGTCAATCACTTTGTCTTGCTGTTCTTCACGTTCTGCTAGTTGAGCTTTTAAACCTGCTGCACCTTGATGTTTTGGAAGTTTCGACGGTTCAGGTGTTACATCAATTTCTTTGTCGCGTTCTTCTTCAGCTACGCCAAAGCCTTTTAGAATATCGGTGAACTCATCACGTAAAGCCCATCCACGTGCTCGCATTTGCATCATACGCTTAGGGTATTGTGACCAAGGACCTTGTTTACTTAATAAGCCTGCACGCTTAGCATCTTCTTTAGTAAAAGTTTTGGTTACAGCTTTTTGCCCTTTACGTTTAACAGTACAAGTCGCCATATCTTCTGTTTGAGTTTCTTCAAACTGTTCAAGTAAACCTGAGCTACGTACAAGAGCAAGTACAGCATCACCCCAAAGAGAAGGACGACCGTTAATCACCGCAATATTTTGCATGGCTTGGAGTGGTTGCAAGCCAATTTCAGCACCCCATTGCATTGCAACTAAAATATTGCCTGGTTTTTTCTGATAGTCTTTTGGCACAATTTCAGAGTTAGCCAATAAATCAGCAACCTGCATTGCTTCTGCTAAAGTAGTTGGAGTTAAAAAACCAGTGTTTTGAACTAATGCATTCATGATAAGTTTCCTTAAATTAGAGATTCTTTAAATTTGGTTGCGATGCGAAAAACTCGAGTACTGCTAGTACTGCAATATTTTTCAAAAAGTTCAGGTTCTTTTTCCTTCAACACTTTGGTATCAATGCGTGTTGAAGATTGGGCTTTATAGGTGCAGATAGCTTTACCTTGACTAATCATCATTTCAGCATCTTGCATAGAAGTGGCGATTTCTAACTTGATAGCTTCTTCGCGAGCTTCCGCATCCTTTTTAGCTTGTTGAACTTTGATTAGTTCTTCAGCTAGTTTTAAATGATCGCGTGTTGCTTCTACCTGTTTACCAATTACGTGTTTAGACCAACGATGTAAAACATCATCAAAGCAAGTCGGGTCGGGTGGTACATCTGCAAGCACGTGGTTAAACCAGAATGCTTTTACTTGGTTAAAAATAGATTTAATTAAATCTTCATCGCGTTCGATGCGGTACATACGGAACTTATTGCCGCCAATCAATACAGCTAAATGAATAACTTGACAGCCTGTAATCATCAGGTACCAAAGACATTGAGTTAGGTAATAGTCTGGTATCTGGTCAGTATCTTGTTCACCGAACAATTTGCTCATGTATTCACTTGCAGTTTTACATTCAAGCAACTGGTCAGTTGTTAAAGCACCATCTTTAAAGCGTACATTTCCCGATATTTCTGGATTGATAACGGCGCGGTCAATGTTGCCAATGGCCCAAGGGTGTTCTTCAAGAAATAACTGTTGTTTTACACGCTGTACCTTCATACCTGAACGGTGTGAAAATTCTTTAGCTACTACATCTTCAAGTAAATTACCAAAGTGAGCAGATTCATTTTGCTCTGACTTCTCACTACGGCCAGTTTTATCAAGCCATAATTGATATGGTGACTTGTAAGGGCTAAAACCTAGAATAGCCGCAACATCTGAACCGCCAATACCTTTCTTTCGGTTTGCTAGGAATTTTTCACGATCAATATGTGTATTCATATTAGCCACCCAACTTTGCTAATTTAGTTTCAATTGACTCTTCAAGCGCTTCATTGATCTTTACAAGCTCAAAGCGGTCGATATATGCATTTACAACACCATCTTCATCAACAACATTGATTGGCTCTAAGCGTTCAATTTGAATACCTGTAGCACGGTTAAAACCATTGCTGTTGTCATATCCTGAGAAGTCAAAACCAACTTCAATGCGAAAGCGCATATCACTGGTAAGAATTGATGCATGACAATCAACGTGGCAGTCGTTGTAAGGCCCTAAATCCAAGTCATCTACTGAATAAATAGGTGAAAAAATACTTATTTGCTGTGGGCCTAAATTCTTATAAGCCATGTGTGCAGAAGCTAGCGCAAAACTCATCGTCACCACCAAAACAACAATCCCGCCAATAAAACAAGTTCCAAAACCTAAAGCAGGGCTGTTTTTATATGCGTCTTTAATTGCCGCAATTAATTGATTACGTTTATTTCGCAAAGCATTTTTAATACGCTTTACTTTTTGTTTTCGTATTAATCCTTTAATCAGATTACGATGATTATTTGAAATTTGACTAACCATAATGTTCTGTTCCATAATGACCCCGTTCGCTTTAGCTGTTGAACAACAGTGAAAAGTAATGCTTGTTTAGATAGCCCCGTCCTTCGCCAAAATTTCGGGGCTTTCTTATGCCTAAAAGTTATAAAAATTAAACTGAACCTTCCAAAATCTGCACGTATTTAGGTAGACCCTTTAATTCAATTTCTTTGCCGTCTTTTTCAATTGTTTTACCGTCACGAATGTATTCAACGGTGTCTTCCATTGATTTTTCGATTGCTTTTTCTAGTTGGTCCAAGTCGTACCAGAACACAATCACGCCTTCTTTAATGCGATAGCGGAAACGAGCAGGAAGGGCATAGTGATTGCCGCCACGATGTACTTGGATGCCGAAAACGATTTGTTCAGGGATAGTTAAATTGCCCGCAGTGCCGGCACGTGCTTCAATTGTTTCGTTATAAGTCAATTGAACTTGACCGTTATCGGTACGGATACCAGATTTAAAATCAACGTTAGTTTTTGCATTCAGTGTTTGTACGATTTCATACAAAACTGCTGCATCTGGTTGATTGATGTAAGGCATTACATCTTCTAAGAACAAAGCAAAGTTTGTTTGACTGAATTTTTCACCTGATTTTTCTTCAATCTTTTTAAACTCAGGTGTTTTTTCAGCAATAAAATGTGCCGCATGTTTGCCGTGACGTGGTGCAAGTACTGCGCCTGCATTAGTTTCTTTTTCAACCTCGTGATAATCGAGCACAGCTTTAAATTTGCCTTTCAATACATCAACGAAAACTAAAGAGTTTTTATCTGCATAGCGTGTAACGTAGGCAATAAAGTCTTTAGCCGTGTGTAATGCAACACTTTGCTCTAAATTAAGGGGACGAGCTAATAAGCTAGTGAATGCATGAACATTACTACCTTCAGGTACTACAACAAAAGGCAATACACCTGTTGATTGAGTTACATTTTGCAGGCTTGTTTGACCAAGCTTGTAATTGGTTTCAGCAATATTGTTAAGTTCGCTCATTGATTTTTACCTGTAATGGCTTGTTTAGAAAAAAATTAATAAAAACAGTTGTTAAGTAAGCTAATTAATTAACTTAAAGACTTAATTGTTGGTTTATTTTCAGTAGGAATTTGCTTGAGCTCAGCAGGTGTGCCCGCGTCAATGTGCTCAAGATTCAATTTCTGTTGGCGTGGGTCTTCACGCACGAGTTGTTGGTCACCATCCGTAAATAGAACGGTTGGTTCTTTGTCGAATTTTGGAAGAGTGGACTTGATATCGTCCTGAATTTTGTAGGTACCACGACCATTAGGCTTAATAGTCAAAGTAACAGTAATTTTTGATACTTTGCCTGTGTCGTTTGAAGCTTGGAGTGCTTCAGTCAAAAGTGCGTCTAATTCTTCGATCGTGTCGCCACGTTGAAGGTTTGCTAGGGTTTGACTGAATGAAGTGTTCTTAGTTGGCATAACATTCACCTAACTTTCCATTTAGTAGTTGGTGAGATAAATTTAGTATTTACTAAATACAAAGTCAATAGTAAATACTAAATTTTTACTAAACGTTTTTCTTATTATTTACTAAACAAAAAAAATCCCGCTAAATGCGGGATTAATTCTAAAATTTACTTTTATCTTTTAATTTTTTTTGTATCCAACTTCATCCAATACTGCCCAATTATCTCAACCCCTTCAGAAGCAATTCTTGCAGGTGAGTAATATTCATCTGGATATCGGTTTTTATCCTGGTTCGCAGATGTAGCCTTAAAGCCACCTTTTCCTTCATCATTCCATACAGATAAATACTTAATTTTTGTTTCATCACCTACTTGGAAAGCGTAAATTTCACCGTCAATAATTCTCTTTGCTGACATATCAACTGAAATAGGTTGTCCATCCTGTAGCACTGGAAACATGCTGTCCCCACGGACTTTAACAACTTTGGCTGTTGAAGGTTGAACATTACATTCACGCATTAAATATGTCGGAACAAAGAATTTTTTAGCGCTTGGCTGCATTAAATTCAAATATCCATTTCCTGCACTTACAAAAACATCATCATAGTAATCAATAGCTGTATATCCTTCAGGTACCGGATCACCATCTTCATAGATCATGAGTTCTATAGAGTTATTACTATCACTTTGATTAGAAGTCTCGTTTAACTTTATTTCTTTATATTCTTTACCAAAAACTTTTTCAAGAAAATCATCATCCATCGGAAAACTATGATTTTGATCAAGATAATACTCTGCTAAACCAATTTGGTTTTCTAAGTCGCGTGCAACTTTTTCACCAAAGCTACCTTTCCCACGAATCATCTGGGAAATATGACTTGGTGTTAATCCAAATTGATCACAAAAAGCTGCATCTGATTTTAACTTATCTCTAAGCCGTATCGTGTCTATCGCTTTGCGCAAGTTAATGCGTCTTAAGTATTCAGTTTTCATGCTCGTATTCTAAATTGTTTTTAGTAAAAACTAAATTCGTAAACACTAAATAGGTGTTGACGAAAATTCACTAAATAATTAGTATTTACTAAATGATATTTTAGTGGAGTTACCCATGGTCGATGTTGGCAAAACTCAGCTAAAGCAATTTCTTAAACCGCTTACTAAGGCTGAAAGAATTGCATTTGCAGAGAAATGCGGAACAACGCTCGGAAATTTAAACCAAATCATTTACAGCAAGACTTCTTGTGGCGCGGCATTGGCAATTGCAATTGACCGTGAAAGTAAAGGTTCAGTGCGTTGTGATGATCTCTGTCCAAGTGCTGATTATGAATATGTTCGTAAACAAAATGAGGAGTTAAAGGAAAAGAAATGCACATCCAAGAAATTTCGAATGATCCCAATAGCAACAAATTGTTAGTTGGTAAGTTGCTCGAAAATATGAGTACTCGCGTACCAGTAGAAGTAAAGCAACTAATAGATGACATAGCGAATTCAAATGGAAGTGATCGCGCTAAGTGGATGAGAGAGGCCATAGATTTAAAGCTCAAAGTTGACTTGGGAATATCATCAACAGAAGAGCTTGTTGAAACAAGGAATACAACGAAATCAAGCGAATACAGAAATGTATTCAGAAATTTAAGAGCTTTTTTGCACGCATTAAAAAAGCCCGACGTTGCGGGTCGAGCTTTTCGCGTTCATTAACCATAGGGATTAAATCACATGACTAATTTAACAGAACATAAGTGCAAAAACAAATGTCCTGAGTTTAAAGGAGAGCAGTGTAACCACTGTTTAGTTCAACCAGTAGAACAGCGAAAAATTGAAGATATGGGCGATGACCGTCACATTGAAAATCATGTTTCTAAAAACTGTCACGTTACTTCGTGCGATGTATTGATGCATCTCAACCGTGCTCATCAAGCAATGGGAGAGGTGTCATGATCGAAAAATTTACCTTCAATAACCTTGGTGAAAACCATAATGGTTGGGCAGCTATCTATATTGAGCCTAATAACAACTACAGTAAATGTGGTGGTCGTATTACGGTGATATTTGAGGATTACATAGGTACGGCTTTTTTCAGTCACTGTGGAACAAATACTTTTATTGAGTTCATTGCTAAAACTAGCTCTGGCTACTTGATGAATAAATTATTCAATCAGAATAATCAAATTCCAGATTCTATTTTTATAGAAGATGGTGACGAAATTATTGAACTTATTGACCGTGAAAAGAAAGAAGAAATCAAGCTTGGCCGTGAATATGGTGATATTTCTTTATCAAAAGATGCTTTAAGAAGTCTTCGAAATGCTTTATCTGGTGAACAATTTGATACAGCAGGTGAGCTATATCGCCACTTAGATGGTGATGAGCAAGAAACAATGGATAGCTTGTTTGGTGAAGAGTGGGGATTTGACAGTTCGCTAAAAAAAGAAAATCCGAAATATATTCACGTCAAATCAATGGTGGATTCAATCATTGCCGAGTTTAAGAAATTAAGCGAGGTGCAGTCATGAAAGAACGCCCTATTATTTTTAATACCAATATGGTTAAGGCTATTTTAGAAGGGCGCAAGACGCAAACTCGTCGCCCTGTTAAACCTCAACCATTAGGCCATAGCCTAGAAAGTATTCTTGATGGCAAATGGCTTACTAAAAGTTTTGATGGCCTTTTATCTCCGAAAATTAAAGACCTTCCAATGCACTGCCCATTTGGTCAAATCGGTGACCGTCTTTGGGTGCGTGAAACGTGGTACCAAAAAGGCAGAATAGGTCGTACTTATCCAGATGCAGAAGATGAATTTAAGTTTTTCCCAGAAAAACAAGCTGCCTACTATGCTGATGGTTTATTCGCACCTTGGACATCAATAAAACGCCCATCTATCCACATGCCACGTTGGGCATCTCGTATTTTGCTTGAAATTACTGACATTCGTGTTGAACGTTTAAATGAACTTTCTGAAGCAGATGCGAAAGCAGAGGGTTTGGATAATTCTAGAAGTGAAGCTGCTATTCAAATTGGTTGGTATGAACTACCAGTACCTGCTTTCAGACGTGCTTGGGAGTGGATTTACGGTCAAGGTTCATGGAAACAAAATCCGTGGGTGTGGGTAGTCGAATTTAAGGTTATCCAAGGCGGTGAATCATGACAGCGATGATCACCCTTGAACCAAGCCGTTACATGAAGCGTAAAGGCTTTGGCAATGAAAACTGCAAAGCAATTAAACAATCAGTTCCTTTTGTTGAAGCACGTCGTGGCGAATACACACATCGAGTTCGCCACGTAACGCTTATTACTTTCCGAAATAAATCACATTTTGCCGTGCATTGTTGGTGCGGCATGACCATGTGTGTCGGTGGTTCAGGAAAGGGAACAGGGGTTTTACTTGATTCACCAAGCTCTAATCGTCCTATGTGCGCTACCTGCGAAGGTAGGGTAATTGGTGCAGGCTTGCTTGGGTCACGTGAAATATCTGGCCGACAAGTTATGTATCGAGCAAGTGAGGTGAAGTCATGAGCTTAAAGCACCCTCTTATTCGATATCACGGCGGTAAATTTCGAATGGCCGATTGGATTATTCGTCATTTCCCAAGTCATGAAACATACGTGGAACCTTTTGGTGGTGGTGCATCTGTACTACTTCAAAAGAATCCAAGCCGTGTTGAGGTCTATAACGACCTTGATGATGTTGTTGTCAATTTCTTTGAAGTATTACGTGATCAGCAGCTTGCTGAACAACTTGCAATTCAAATTGAGCATACACCTTATTCACGTACTGAATTTTTTAATGCTCGAGCTGATACAAACGACAAAGTTGAGCGAGCACGTCGCTTAGTTGTCCGCGCTCAAATGGGTTTTGGTAGTGCAGGCGCTACAAAGGGAAATACAGGTTTCCGTTTAGACACAGCTCGAGGCGGTAGTGACATCGTTACTATTTGGCAACGTCAACCGGAATTAATAATTCAAGCTGCTGCGCGTTTGAAGAAAGTACTTATTGAGAATAGAGACGCTATCAAGGTCATCCAAGACCATGACAGAGCAGAGACATTATTTTTCGTAGACCCGCCTTATGTGATGGATACAAGGTCAATCGGCTGTAACGCTTATCGATTTGAAATGTCGAATGATGACCATGAAAACCTAATTTCAGTTTTAAAAAATGTAAAAGGCAAAGTCATTCTTTGTGGTTTTGAGCATCCAATTTACGAAGCATTAAGTTGGAAAAAAATTACTAAAACTGTTGCAGCTTCCGGACAATCTGGCTCTGTTCCAAGAGAAGAAGTTCTATGGATTAACCCCCAAGCTGAAAAACAGAATGATTTATTTAGTGAGGTGGTATGAGCAACCAAGACGTAGATATTTGGATGCCAATTTATATTGGCGACATGCTTGCTAAGACCACTCGAATGACCACCGAGCAAATCGGTGCGTCATTTTTACTCATGATGGATTATTGGCGCAATGGTGCAATACCAGATGACAACAACGTTATTGCAAGCGTAATTCGTTCAAATTTGAGTAAGGCGAAGGCTTTAAAAACTATCTTGATAAATTCAAATTTATTTGAAGTAAAAGACAGTGAATTATCTTCAAAATATTTGGATGATTTAAAGTCTCAAGCTGAAAGTAATAAGTCTTCAAAGTCAGAGCGTGCAAAGAAAGCAGCGGAAGCACGATGGAATAAAGAGCAAGACACTAGCAACACTAATGCATCTACTGAGCATCAATCTAGCAATGCTAATGCATATGCACAAGCAATGCATAAGCATGAGGCAAGCAATGCTCAAGGTATGCTTGAGACATGCCCTTCATCGTCACCTTCATCTATATATATACATACACAATCAGAAACGCCGAATTCCCTCGATGAGGACCTGAGTTTGTGGAAGCCTTCACTTCATGAAATTAACTCATGGAGACAAAGAGCAGGGCTACCTAAAACGACTCAGGAAGAGTTTGACACCTTCATGATTACCTTCCTACCGCATTACGCACCTGAAATACGTTCAGGTCGTCTCATTGAAAACAAGATTTACGCGAAATACATCCAGTGGGTGAAAGACGATGCTTTGAAAGTAAGTCGGCTTGCTAAAGCAAAACCCGCTGCAAAAACAAATTCGGCTAACGATTCAAGAAACGTCAATGACGCTTGGAAAGACGAGCCTAAATCAGATGATCGCCCGTTCACAGGAACTGTGCATATACCGGAGGATTTAATATGAATGCGATGGTGAATCTTTTAAACGGCTTCAAATTAGCTGAAGGATTTTGCGAAATACACCAGGTGCAAAAAGTACAGGCGGGACCGCATCAAATTTGCCCAAGCTGTGCAATCAATCATGTTCATGACTCAAAGCAAGGTGAACAAGCACGTGTTGATCAAATGGTACGTGACAAACACTTTGGTGGTGCAACGCTTCCTGAACGTCATGCTCAATCTGCATTTGATAACTACAAAACACTTACTCATGCACAAGCAAATACGCTTACTGAATGCATCGAATATGCACAAGAATTACTTGCAGCTTATGCTGAGGACAAAAAAAATCCTAAACCTACAAGTAAATCCAATTTCATTATGGTTGGTTCAACTGGTACGGGTAAAACCCATCTAGGTTGTGCAACTGCAAAAACACTTCTCAAAAAAGGCCTGTACGTTCGATACATCACAAGTGAAGAACTTGCTCAGCGTGTCATGAATGCATGGGATAAGGACACAAAAGATCAATCAGAAGCATCTGTAATCTATGAGTTCACTACATACGATTTATTGATCTTAGATGAATACGGTTTACATGACCGTGGTACCAGACTTGAAATTATTCATAAGGTTTTGACAGCACGTTATGACCGCAAAAAACCAACGATGCTCATTTCAAATTTTTCCATGAATAAGCTCAAGGCAGATTTGGGCGACCGTCTATGGTCACGCTTTCAGCATGATGGTTTACGAACTGTTGAATGCAACTGGTCTGATGCTCGTGTAGGTGGTGCCTATGTCTAAAATCATTATCGGTATTGACCCTGATTTAGAAAAATCGGGCGTAGCAGTTTTAGGTCAATCGCATTTTGAATTAAAAAATCTCAACTTTGCTGAGGTTGTCGAATTATTCAAGGCAGAGCAGGACTTAATCAAAAAGGTTGTGATTGAAGCAGGTTGGCTAAACAAAAAAGCAAATTTTAGAAGCGGTGCTAACAAATCCATTGCTGTTAATGAACAGATTTCAAGACGTGTGGGTGAAAACCATGCTACAGGCAAGCTGCTTGTTCAAATGGCTCAACACATGGGATTAGCCGTTATCGAAGTAAAACCAACTAAAACCAAAGTCAATTCAGATGATTTTAACCGAATCACTGGTTGGCAAGGCCGAACAAATCAAGAACAACGCGATGCGGGAATGTTGATTTGGGGAATGTGGGTTTAGGAGAAATGTTTATGCCAGTACTTGCGTTTCTACCTGAGTTCATCGTGAAAGATAAAGTCAAACGCGATTCAACGCCAAAGGTAACAGAATCAGACGTAAAAAATATTAGAACCTTGCATACACAAGGCTTGTCTTATCGCCAGTTAGCGAACAAGTACGATATTTCTCATGAGATGTGTAGACGTATTTGCACCAAGGTTTGCTACAAGGAGGTGATTTGATGTCTCTAAGTGGGAAACAGCAACGCTTTGTTGATGAATACCTGATAGATCGCAACGGAGCACAGGCTTATATCAGAGCAGGCTACAAGGTTAAGAATGAAGATGTAGCTGCTGTAATGGCATCTCGTCTGTTAAGGATTGATAAGGTTAAGGAAGCAATTGAGAAGGGTGAAAAAGAGCTTGCAGAACGAAACAAGATCACTCAAGACAAGGTTTTAAATAGACTTTGGGAAATGGCAACGGCTGATCCTAACGAGCTAATCAAATATGTACGTGTGAATTGCCGCTACTGTTGGGGTGACGATCATTATTACCAATGGACCAAGGGGGAGTATCACAACGCTTGTTACAACGCGATAGCAAACCAGAAACCTAAACCTGATTGTGATGGCGGTTTTGACTTCGATAAGACCAAAGCGCCTAACCCTGATTGCCCTGAGTGTAAAGGTGAGGGCAACGGTTATGTAACAGTTGCAGATACCACACGTGTAAGTGCTCAAGCCAAAATGCTTTATGCAGGTATTAAAGAATCTCAACACGGCATTGAAATCAAAATGAATGACCAAGTGGCTGCTTTGATTAAAGCAGGTCAGCACATTGGCATGTTTAAAGAACGCATTGAGCATGGCAATGACCCCGACAACCCGCTTACTGATACCAAGGCATCAAGCAAAAAACTATCTGCACTTGCAAAACTGATCAAGGCTAAAAAGAAGGCGAAAGACGATGCGTGAACAATTTGAACAGAATATTAAGAACGCTCCAAGCTATCAAAAACTTGTATTTCAACATGGTGAGCGCCTTTTTATTTATGAAGATGGGCAATACAAAATAGCTGCTGTGCAGTTGGCTTGGGAACTCTGCCAGAACAATCCACGCAGTAATCCTCACGGCCACAACACATCATGCACATATCAATTTGAACTTGCATTTCACAACCTGCAAGACACACCTGAACTACGCAAGATTTATTGGTCTGCATTAGGCCAATTGCAATTTGATTCTAATGATCATGTAATCCCACCTGAGCTTGAAGAGTGTCCGTGTTGTAAGCCATTAATTCGCAAAATCGGAACTGAGACAGAAGGCTACGAGACTTATGAAATAGGGGTTGATGAAAGGGGTGTTCGTTACGGGCGTCACCCTCACGGCGATTGGGAGCTATTAGAATGATTACAGTTGCCATAATTCTGTCACTCGTTTTCATGATCTTTATTTCAGGGGCATTGACCTTGTTAATGCTTAAGATGAAATGCATTAGCAAGAAAAAATCATTCTCGTATTTCACATGGTTGTTTTTCATTTTTGCCGTTGGTCTTTATTTCAAATTATTTGGTAATCAACATTTCAAGGACCTTTCAGACGTTTGGTTTATTTTCGCAATGGGTTACAGCATTGTGTATGGCCCTGAAGATTGGGGGATGTATGACCAAAACAGCGGATGACGAAATCCTTGCACTTCTTGCCGAAATGGATGAATCAGAGATTGAGCAATATTTATTGACGCTCGATGAAGATGAACAAGCTGAAATAGCAAAACTACTTGCCGATGCGCCTATTTGGTTCCCATTAGAAGGCCCGCAAATGGCTGCGTACTTATCGCAAGCCGATGTTATTGGCTACGGCGGTGCGGCAGGTGGTGGCAAGACGGATTTAGTCGTTGGCTCATTCTTAACAGTGCATAAGCGTAGCTTGGTTGTACGTCGAGAGAAAGCACAAACAGACGGTATCGTACAGCGTTGTGAAGAAATACTAGGCCACAAGAATGGCTACAACTCGCAAAAATCATTCTGGAATATGGGTAACGGTCGTTTAATCGAATTTGGTGGTCTTGATAATTTGGGTGATGAGAAGCGTTGGCAAGGTCGTGCTCATGATTTCAAAGCACTGGACGAAGCAACAGAGATTCGTGAATCACAAGCTCGCTTTGTTATGGGATGGAATCGTTCATCTGACCCAACAATCAAATCCAAGTGTTTAATGACCTTCAACCCACCAACCACTGCGGAAGGGCGTTGGGTAATTGATTACTTTGCACCATGGATTAAAAAGGGCCATCCGAACCCTGCAAAGCCGGGTGAATTGCGTTACTTCGCAATGGTGAAAGGCAAAGAACAGGAAGTCGAAAGCAATAAGCAGTTTGTACTTATCGATGATCAGATCGTTTATGACTTTGACCCAAAAGATTACAAGCCTGAACACATCATCACACCTAAATCACGCACGTTCATTCCTGCACGTGTCACTGATAACAAGTACTACATGGAAACAGGCTACATGAGTACTTTACAAGCATTGCCTGAACCTTTGAGGTCACAAATGTTATACGGCGATTTTGGTGCGGGTATTGAAGATGACCCTTGGCAAGTTATCCCGACAGAATGGGTTGAAGCTGCACAAGCGCGTTGGAAACCACTTGAAGACATGCGCATTTTGTATAAGGGTAATTTCCCTATGGATTCTTACGGCTTGGATGTTGCGCGTGGCGGTAAGGACAAGACAATTGGTTATGCTCGCCACGCTTTTTGGTACAACAAAGCAAATGTACTTGAAGGTATTCAGTCTAAAGATGGACCTGCAAGCGCATCGTTTGCTGTATCACATGTGCGCGATGGTGCGCCAATTCACGTTGATATTATCGGTGTGGGTGCAAGTACTTACGATTTCTTAAAGCTATCAGGTATGCATGTTATTCCTGTCGATGTTCGCAACGCTGCAAACGCATTTGACCGTTCTGGTCGCCTAACATTCATCAATCTGCGTTCACAACTCTGGTGGCAATTACGTGAGTCATTAGACCCTGCATATGGCAGTACAGTTGCTTTGCCGCCTGAACCTGAGCTTTTAGCTGACTTAACAGCGCCACGTTGGTCATTGCAAGGCACAAATATCAAAGTCGAATCCCGTGAAGAAATCGTTAAACGTATCGGCAGAAGTCCAGACTATGGCTCTGCAATTATCAATGCGCAAATTGATACGCCTAAACGCCACATCATGCAGTCAATTCACGGCTCGACTGCAAGACGTGATTATGACCCTTATGCGTAGTGTCAACAGGAAATAGAGGCTTAGAGACTTTGCATTGACATAATGGAAATACAAGTTTTTGGAGTTAATGAAATGTGCGTAAACAAAGCATTAGATTTTTTAACAGGTGGAATGATTGGAGGTCAGCTTGGTGAAGCAATGGGGCTAAGTAAACAGCCAACTGTACAAATACAAGCACCTCCAAAACAGCCAACACGACAAGATTCTAAATCGCCTGATTCATCGGCAACTATTGACCGTGTACAGCAAGCACAAAACTCAATGTCTGGTGGCCTTGCTAATACGCTTTATACAGATGCTCAAGGTGTTAATACCGACAAGTTGCGCCTAGGCCAAAAAACTTTATTAGGCGGTTAAGATGACTGAAGACGATATCAGAGCGCTAAAAAAACGATTTGATGCCGTTTGGCAGATACGTGTTAGTGATATGGACGACTATTGTGCTGAATTGGCCTTACACGTTTTGCCTTCTGCTATCAAAACAATCAAGAACCAACAAAAGCATGAACGATCTGCTTGGTCTAAAATCGTTGATAACACTGGTAAAGATTCATTAAAAACTCTTGCTGCGGGAATGGTCTCAGGCACTTGTTCGCCAAGTCGTAAGTGGTTCACTTTGCAAGCTGCGGATGAGTCTTTGCAAAAAGATATTGAAGTGCGCCAATGGCTAAAAGCTGTTGAGGATGCTTGCTATGTTGCTTTTGCAAGAAGCAATGTTTATCGATCAGTTCACCATATTTACATGCAAGAGGGCGCTTTCGGTATTGGTGCAGCACTAGCGCCTGATCATGGGCGTAATTCAAAAGCTGAATTAATGGATTTAATCCCGCTTACATTTGGCGAATATGCAATTACAACGGATGAGTTTAATAAACCAAACGGCGTATATCGTAAGTTCAAATTGACCACGATCAATATGGTCAACCAGTTTGGCAAAGAAAACGTATCTGATTCGGTGAAAAGTGCATATGAAAATAATAACTTTGAACAAGAGTTTGAAGTTTGTCATGCAATTTATGAGCGACCAGATGCAAAAGGCTTTGGCCCTAAAAACATGCCTTTTGCATCAATCTACTATGAACCTAATGCAAATGGAAAATTGCTACGTGAAAGCGGGCTTATGAGCTTTCAAGTAATTTGTGGGCGTTGGACAGTTTCAAGTAGTGATATATACGGTGAAGGCCCTGCAAGCGATTGCATAGGGGATTTACGCGCATTGCAAAAAGGCCATCAACAAATTGCTGTTGGTGTGGATTATCAAGTTCGACCACCTCTGCTTTTACCTGATTATCTTAAGGGGCATGAGCGCGAGACATTACCAAATGGTATTGCGTTCTACCAAGCATCACCAACAGGTCAGGTGGCACAAGTTCAATCGATGCTGAATGTACAGTTCGATTTAAACGGTGTGATGATGCAGATTGCACAGTGCCAAGAGCGCGTTAAGCGTTCATTTCACACTGATCTATTCATGATGCTCGATGCTTTTGACAAGGGAAAAATGACAGCAACAGAAGTGTATGAGCGTAAGTCTGAAAAGATGCTCATGCTTGGACCAGTAGTTGAACGCCAGATTGATGAGCTATTGCGTCCACTTGTTGAAATCTGCGTTGACCGTGTTTTAGCAGATAACGAATACCTACGCCAAATTGCACCTGAAGCTATTCAAAATGCTGATGTAGAAATCAACTTCGTATCCATTCTTGCACTTGCACAAAAATCTTCAGGTTCAGCGATTCTTGAACGTGCTCTTGCCATGATTGGACAAGTTGCACAGGTTGACCCTCAAGTACTCGATAACTTTGATACAGATAAATTCTTAGCAGAATACGTTGAAATTAACGGCGTATCACCTGACGTTTTCCGTCCTAAACGTGTTGTTGAGCAGATACGCAACCAACGTGCACAGCAACAGCAAATTGCACAACAGCAAGCAATTGCAGCTCAACAAGCCCAAACTCAAAACACAAACGCCAATACTCTGCAAACAGTAAGTAATACGGATGCTGAAACCTTATCAGATATGTTCTTGCAAGGCGGTGGGCAATGAGTGATTTAGACAAGAAAACCAGTGACAACAAAAAGCAGCGCGACAAGGAGCTTAATGACCTTCGTGCCTTACTTAATACCGAAAGCGGTAAACGTTTTTTAATGCGCTTAATCAATAGGTCGAATTATTTACAACCTACCTACGGAACTGGCGCACAAATCAGTGATTTTGCATTTCATGAAGGGCGAAGAGATTTCGGACTATTCATTATTGGTGAAATTACACAAGCAAATTCAGATGCATGGCTAGACATGCAAAAAGAACATTTCAAAGAAACAAATGAGAAGGTGAGCCATGAGCGAAGCAGCGACAACTACGACAGCATCTAATACCGCATCTACTCCAGCTGCGGCAACGACTGATACAACTACGTCAACCGCACCGACTGAGAATACGACTACTACAGCGGTAACAACGCCTGCGGCTGAAACAACTACAACCGATAACCAAGAAGGTAAACCAGATGTTTTGTTAGGAGGCGAACAACCTCCCGCAGAACAACCGCCTGCTGAGCAACCAATTCAATACACCGATTTCACAATGCCTGAAGGGTATTCATTAAGCGCTGAAGATTCAAAGGTGCTTCAAGAATTAGGTCAAGAGTTCAAGATGCCTCAAGAATCGGTTCAAAAACTTGTTGATTTGGGCGTTCAAATGCAGCAACGACAAGTTCAAGAACAGCAAAAAGTTATTGCTTCTTGGCTTGATGCAGCCAAGGCAGACCCGGAATACGGCGGGGATAAATTAAAGGACAGCCTGTTGACAGCACAACGTGCCTTTAGCTTACCGAGAGGTGATGAAATCTCTAAGATTCTCTTTAAGAGCGGACTAGGAAATCATCCGGCTGTCATTGGCTTTATGGCTGAAGTTGGCAAGTTGTTAGAAGCTGACAACATGACACATGGCAAAGGCACAAATACAACTGGAACCAGTCTCGGCAAACTTTGGTATGGCGATGATAAATAAATAACAGAGGGCTGAATATGTCTGTAATCGCACAATTACAACCTACCTTAATGGATTTAGCTGCACGCTACGGACAAACACCCGAAAGTGCAGTTATTGAAATCCTTAGCGCAAGTAATGAATTACTTGATGATATGGTTTGGGTTGAAGCAAATGACGGAACAGGTCATAAAACAACAATTCGTACAGGTTTGCCTAAAGGCGCTTGGCGTTTGTTGAACTATGGTGTTCCAGCTGAAAAATCTGCAACTGCTGCTGTACGTGATACGTGCGGTTTGCTTGAATCATACTCTGAAGTTGATAAGCAGCTTTATGATATGGAGCAAAACCCTCAAGAATGGCGTGCAAGTGAAGACGCTGCATTTGTTGAGGGTATGTCTCAAACTATGGGCGAAACATTAGTTTATGGTAATGCGCGTGATACCCCCGCGGCATTTACTGGTTTTGCACCACGATTCAATGATATTTCTCAAACTAACCCTGCAAATAAGCGAAATATCTTGGATGCAGGCGGTACAGGTAATAACAATACTTCAATTTGGTTTGTTGTTTGGCATAAAGATACCGTTCACGGAATTTATCCTAAAGGCACTAAAGCAGGTTTACAAATCCGTAATTTAGGTGAAGTAACGGACAAAGACCAAAACGGTTTAATGCACCAAGTTCTACGCACTCATTTCGTTTGGAATGCAGGTGTTACCGTTCGTGATTGGCGTGCATTAGTTCGTATTGCAAACATCGATGTTGCTGCGCTTACAAAAGATGCAAGCGCAGGCGCGGACTTGTTTGATTTATTGGCCCAAGCTGCTGAGTTGTTACCTCGTAAAACAAGTGGTCGTGTTGCTATTTATGCCAACCGTACTATTTCGTCTTTCCTTCGTCGCCAAAGTGTTAACAATAAAAACGTGCGTATCACTGTAGAAGAGCAAGGCGGTCGTAGCGTTACTAAGTTCGACGGTATTCCAATCCGTCGTGTCGATGCGATTTTAAACACTGAATCTCGTGTGGTTTAAGGAGTAGCTATGCTTATTGATAAATTATTGGTGATGTCGCTTGATCAGGCTATTACTGTCACAGCGGCATCTACAGACACACTTGATTTGCAAAAGGCATCAACAAGTGTAAATCGTTTGCCTGTTTTAGTACGTGGTAAAAACTTAGCTCCAACTACTGCAACCATTACCGTACAGCTTCAGCAATCAAGTGATAACAGCAATTGGGAAACCATTGAGACTTCACGCGCTTATACGGCGGTTGAACTAAATTCTGGTGTTATTGCTGAAGTTATGTTGCCCGTTAAACCTAAGCGCTATGTTCGTTTGAACTACTCTGTCGGTAGTGGGCCTTTCACAGCGGGTTCAGTGTTCTCATACGTTTCTGATAGCCGTGATGTCAATGCAGCTTATCCAGTTTATGCGGGGGCTTAAGGATGGAAGTGGAATACAAGCAAGTTCGAGCGAATCAAAAAGGTTTTTATAACGATCGCTTGATTCAAGAAGGCGAAGTTTTTTCTGTACCTGAAGGTGAAACAGCACTTTGGTTTGATGATGTTGAACCAAAACCAACTGAATCTAAAAATCCTTTTTCATCAATGAATAAGGAAGCACTAACTCAAGCTGCTTTAGATAAGGGCATTCAATTAGATGGCTCTGAGACAAAAGCACAAATCATTGAGCTTCTATTAGCTGAATAATTAAATAAGGCCCGTATTAGTACGGGCTTTTACCTCACAAAGCAAACGTAGCTAAAGGCATAATTATGACAAACAAATTAATAGCATTATCTTTGTGTGCATACATTGGCACTAAGTCTGTTTTAGCGGCCACAATGACCCGTGGCGAATACAACGATTACCGTGGTTGGCAAATTCCTGAAAATGAAGACCCGACCGAACAAGGTTATCTAGTTGAATATGTTGATGGCGGTAAGCCTAACGATGATCGTCACAACGGGTATATTTCTTGGTCACCACGTGATGTATTTGAAAAGTCCTACCATCAATCACAAACACCCCAAGATCGAGTTCGTTTAGAGCAGATTGAACTAAATAGCAAACTAGATGCCTTGGAAAACTTTTTAGATAAAGGTCAGCCTAAGTTTATCGATGATGAGCAATGGGCTTTGCTGCATGAACAACAAAAGCATATGGATGCGTATAGCGATGTTCTAGCAAAACGTATCGCTCTGTTTTAAATGACAGGATAATCCTATGAGATCAATCGTTGATCTTTGCAATTTGGCCTTGTCGCATCTCGCACAGGGCTATGTTGTTAAAGAGCTAAACGAACCGACAAAACATGCAAATCTGTGCAACACGTTTTATCCAGTTTGCAGACGTGAGTTATTAGATAACGAACATCAATGGACGTTTGCCGTTAAACGTGTTCGCTTAAATGTCGATGCGGGTTATGAGTTTGGCACAGCGTATGTTTTGCCTAGTGATAAGGTACGTATATTTCAGCTTGAATCAGGCAGTCGATTCTATGTAGAAGGCAATCATCTATTTACAGATGATCCTGCACCAGTACTGCGATACGTCCATGATGTTAAAGACTTGGGTTTATTACCTGATTCTTTCCAAATGGCTTTGTCATATCTTTTAGCGGCTCGAATCGCGGGTCCGTTAACACAGAGTGAAGAAAAACAAAGACAAATGCTGAGCGGTTATGCAATGAGTCTGAGCCAAGCGGTCTTTATTGATCTTCAGCAACATCGTATTGAACCCCGCCCAGAACACACGGGCTCAATGTTTGAGGCACGATAAATGCAATATTCGTTTAATGGTGGCGTAATCTCGCCTGATATGTTTGGACGTATTGATCAGGCTAAATATCAGACTGGTGTTGCTAAATGCAAAAACATGTATGTTGAATTGTTTGGCGGGCTTGTTTATCGGGCGGGCTTTCGATATGTACACCATTATCCGAAAACTCTAGGAAAGATGCGCCTTATACGATTTGTTTTTAGTGAAGAACAAGCGGTTGTTTTAGCGATTCGTGCCGGTGCTGTAAATTTCTTTGCAAGAGGCGGAATGCTTTTAAATGATGTTGGTGAACCCTTAGAAGTTGAATTGCCATATGCAGAAGAGCATTTAATGCAGCTTCGTTATGCACAATCTGCCGATGTTGTAACCATTACTCACCCGAACTACCCGCCAAGGAAAATCATTCGCAAAGGTGCTACAGAATGGGCCACAGAATTAATTACGGTTGGTTATGGTCTCTTATCTCCACAAGATGTTGCTGTAGTAGCGCATATTGAAGATAAGTACAAAGAAGGCGGCAGTATGCACGACTCTTATATTGAGCGTGATTACTCGTATCAAGTTACCGCGGTCGATGAACAAAATGAATCGGCAGCATCTTTAAAAGTTACTGTTAAGAATGATTTAACATTAGCAGGCAACTACAACACAATTACATGGGGTGCTGTCACAGGGGCAACAAGATACAACATTTTTAAATTGCGCTCTGGTCTTGCAAGCTTCATTGGCGAAACTACAGAAACAAGTTTTACCGACGATAACATCGAAACAAACGGCTCTATTACACCGCCATTAATTCGTAATCCCTTTGAGTTCTACCCAACAGCCGTTACCTATCACGGGCAACGAAAAGTTTATGGAGGGGGTTATAAATCTCCGCAATGGATACGGATGTCTCGTACAGCAACGGATGATAATTTTGGTTATCACATTCCTACACAAGATACAGACTCTATTCAAATCCGCTTTGCTGCACGTGATGGTAACGGCGTTAAGCATTTAATTACTTTAAGTGACTTACTAATTCTGACAAGCGGTGCTCTTTGGAAATTAGCTGCTGACGGCACAATGACTGCAGCAAGTGTAAATGTGAATAAGCAATATAGTACAGGTGCGAATGATGTAACTCCTGTAGAAGTAGATGGAGCGGCTGTTTTTGCTTCTGACCAAACAGGCCATGTACATGAAGCTTCTTTATCAAGTGGTTACAACTCTTCTTTTTATCAAACACTAGATTTATCAATTATGTGCCCACAGCTTTTTGATGGGCATAAAATTATAGACTGTGCAGCTATTCGCAACCCTTTGAATATCATATATTTTGTTCGTGATGATGGGGTGTTGTTATCCTTGACTTATGAACCTCAACAACAAGTATGGGCTTGGGCGGAACATCATACAGATGGCAAATTTCTATCAGTGGCAGAAATACCAGAAGAAAATCAATCCGCTCTATATGCTTATGTTGAGAGAAACGGATTCTATACCATTGAAAGAATGCTGACACGCCAGCCACTAGACATGAAAGATAAATGTTATCTGGATAGCAGCATTCAATATAAAGGTGAGCCTACGGATACTTTAAGCGGCTTAGATTGGTTGGAGGGTCAAACTGTTTCGGTATTTGCGGATGGTGGTGTAAAGCCCGAAGTAGTAGTAAAAGAGGGAAAAATTAAACTACCTCGAAAGCTATCAAATGTTTTGGTCGGTTTGCCTTATGAAGCGGAAATGCAGTCTTTGCCAATCTATCGGGAACAAAGCAGTCCCACAAAGCCTAAAGTCGTGAATAAAGTGTTTTTACGTGTACGTGAAACTCAGAATATCCTTGTCGGGGCAAATCAAGAGATTGCAAACCCGACAGATATTGATGAGTACAAACCCCGTAATCTTGAACCTTACGGAGCACCACTAAATTTGATTAATGGTTTTGTAGAAATACCAGTTGACAGCACTTACGAAAGAGACATTCAAATTACTGTAAAACATGATAAACCTTTACCCATGAAGCTATTGGCATTAGAGGTTGAATACAAATGAGAAAAAATAATATTGAAATTCGTAAGCCAACTGAGCGCGATATTCGTATTCTTGTTGAAAACCTGCGCGATGCTGACAAAGATGAAATGAAAGCATATTTCAATGATAATTATCATTGGATGGTTAAGATGTCTATCAAACATTCAAGTGATGCTTGGACTGTGGTAGTGAATGGAAAATTACTCTTCATTTGTGGCGTAGGAATGTCGAGTTTAATTGGTAACGTAGGTTGCCCTTGGCTGCTTGGTACCAACTTCATTAAGCAATACCCAGTTGAGTTCTACAAACAAACTAAAAGTATCTTAAAAGAAATGCGTTCTGAATACGATGTACTTATTAATCATGTGTATGTGAAAAACGAGAACGCGATTCGCTTCCTAAAAAAAATAGGATTTGATCTAAAAGCCCCTGAATCCTACGGTAATAACAATGAATTATTTCATCCGTTTGTAATGGGGGCAGCATGATAAATCCATATGCATTTGCAGCTGTAAAAGGTGTTGAAGCGCTTTCAACTTATGGCAAATTAAAAGCTCAAAAAAAGGCGCTTCAACAGCAAGAACAACTTGCATTATCTAATGCAACACTTTCAGATAATCAAGCACGGCAAGCTATTGAAGATGGAACTAATGCCGTAACCGATTACCAACGTAATGTTTCGGCATTTAAATCAAGTCAAATAAACGCGCTCGCTGAAAATGGGATTGATGTAACTCAAGGTTCGGCTGTCGATTTACTTGCATCTACTGAAATGCTTGCGCAAGGTGATATCGATTCGATTAAGTACAATGCCGCTTTGCAGTCATGGGGCCATAAGGTTCAAGAAACAAACTTTAGAAATCAAGCCGAAAATTATCGTGTAGCCGCAAAATCAATTAGACCATTAACAAGCACGCTTTTAAGCTTAGCAGGGAATGCTGCGTCAGCATATGGGTCAAGCATGGGCAAAGGTAGTTTGGGTGGTCAAGCGGAAAGTTCTTCGTTGGGCAGCGGTTCTGACTTTGCATCAAGTCTCTATAACGCAGACAATGGTACCCAAGGCGCATCTTGGCAAAATTATAATTGGAATTGGTTCGGAGCTAGTTAAATGCGTATACCACAATTTAATCGTCAAGTTTCTGACAATAATGTGCCTAGTGTTCAAGTTACTGGCGGCATGTCACCTAATGAAGCTGCAAACCTAGTCGGCAATAAAACCGATAGTTTAGTAGGTGCACTTAATTCAGGCTTAAAAGCTTATCAAGAATATCAAGATGAAGCAGACCGTGTACGTGTTATTGATGCTCAAAACAAGCTCGCTGAACTAAAGCAACACTTACAAAACAACGATGTTGATGGTTACATAAATAAAAAAGGCGTGGATGTTGTTAGCTTTGATGATGGAAACGGCGGCGGCTTTGTAGATTACTATGCTAAAGCATACCAAGATGGTGTGGGAGAAATCGTAAGCACTCTTGGAAACAACCGCCAACGTTCATTATTTAAAGAGATGGCAGCTCAAGATGCAGTGCAATTTAAAGGCTCATTACAAAACTATTTTGTACGTGAAAATGATACTTACCAACAAAGCGTTTATTCTTCTTCAGCGGATCGATTTATTCGTGAGATAAATGATAACCCTGGTGACTTCAATAGAATTGATGAGAGTCGGGCTAACCTAAAAGCTTCTTTAGGCAAGCTCATGAACTTGGAAGGCAAAGCAGCAACAGAGGCAGATAATATTTATCTTAAAAACGTTTCTGGTGCTCACATTACCAATATCAGTGCTTTTGTAGAAAACGGAGATTTAAAAGCTGCTCTTGCGTATAAAAATAAATATAAAGATGAAATCTCATTAGCGGATAGCTTTAGAGTAGATCAGCGCATTCATCAGAAGTTAGAAGACCAACAAGTTGAAGCTTTAGTCAATATCGCAACAACCGGTACACAGGAAGGCAGTAACCCTGCTTTAAATGTCCCGCCTCAAGCATCTGCAAAAATTGCTCAAGAGCTTAAAAGTCTTACACCTGATCAAATGAAAAATATTAAATATAATGATCAGCGTCTAGACGTTTACACCGTGCATGCTGCAAAAGAAAAAGGCATGGAATGGGCAGCACCGCTTTTACTTGCTATTCGATTATCGGGTGAAAAATCAAATAATGATGCAGTCTCCCCGAAGGGTGCAAAATCAGTAATGCAATTTATGCCTGATACTTGGAAAGAATATAGTAACGGTGGTAAACGAGATATTAATAATCCTGCGGATACGATCGACGCTTCTTTAGATTTTATAGACTGGATTAGTAAAAAATATAAAACTAAAGACCCAATTGTTATTGCTGCTTATTACAACGGTGGTGCTAATGCAGCTTCAGCAGTTCTCAAAGGGGGGCAACCACCTGCTTCAGAAACTCGAAACTATATTCAACGAATTGATAAATGGTTAACAAATGATTTTGGCAAATATGCAAATCAACCTGCTAAATCCCGTGAATCTGCATACAACGAAATTTGGAATAGCAACGCTCCTGTTGAAGTAAAGCAAAAAGCTTTAGTAGCAACTGATCGATATTATAGTGGGCTCGATAAAGCCAAGAAGGATAAACAAGATCAAAGCTATAGCAGTTTGTACAATGGAATTATTTCGGGGCAATACACATTTGAGCAAATCCCCGCTGCAAATATCACAGCCCTAGAACCAAATCAAATTAATAGTTTAAAGTCAGTAAGTAAGGCAACATACGAAAAAGATGTTAAAACCGACCCAATTACTTTAAGTATGATAATGTTGAATAAAGATGAATTATTGAAAGGTAAACCGCAATCAGTACTACATCAATATGCTGATAAATTATCGCCTACTGATTATAAAGAAGTAACCAAGGTTTATGCTGAAGTTAACGGTTTAAAGGACGCCAAGAAAAAAGAAGAAGAAACATTTTTGGTAAATGATTCTACTATATCAAGTGCTATAAAACCTTATTTGGGAATGATTGGTATTACAAGCACTACTGATAAAAAGCAGTTAGAACACTATAACGCTGTTAAAACGGATTTGATGCAAACTTTGCTAGAAGCTGAAGCGAAAAACGGTAACCATTTAACATGGGACCAAGTGAACCGTGTTGTTTTGAAAAACGTTAATCGACAAGTTCAAGTTACTACTTCAAGACCATTCTTTGATGATAAGGTTGAATTGAATCGAGTTTATAATCAGGTTAAAAGTAAGAACGATATTAGTGACTCAATGAAGACAAAAATTGATAATATATTTAAAAAGCAGGGTAGAAATCCGAATAATGTAACGAACGCAGAATACATTAATGCTTATTATAGTTTTATGAGAAGGGGTTATTAATGAAACGAAGTTTTTTTATGGTTTGTACTTTAGCTTTACCTTTACAAGTTTTTTCGGCTGAAGCTGCTTTGCAACCATACCCAGTAACATTAAAGAAACTTCCCCAACAGGAATTTGGGCAATTAGTTTATAAACTAATGCCTAACAAAAATGAAGAAAAGCTATATTGGGATTTTCGTTCTAATGATAAATCAATCATCTGGCTAGATAGTTTTTATGTTGAGAAAAAGCTTGATGATGGGACCTTTCATTCAAGTAGAAAAGGTGTTGCACGTGTAAATGTTCTTGGCAAGAAAAGCACTATTGTAGACCATCGTACTTATGAACTTCCTTGGTCAGTAATGATGGAGGGGTCAGTTGGTAAATTTGGTCCAAACACAATTTCGCTATATCCTGCTACAGTCTCACGTGAAAATGAAAATATTTGTTTTGGCGAAAATTTTGATAATTGTGAATTCTCACCATTTAAGTCTTTAACTAAAGCAAGTATTAAATTTAAAAAAGTGTGTGAAAAGAATTTTGGTGCTTTAAATTTCGAGGAAGCATACCTTTTAACTGCACCTAATAAAAAAGCTGTATATGGGGTGTGGCAGTCAAGCAGTGGTTCTGGTGGCACAAGTAATTTATTTAGAATTGATTATTCTGAAAACCAAAAACAGGTTTGCGATAGCTTAATGGGCGGGCTTTAAGTTTTAAATGTAATAAAAGGATGTACAAATAAATGAGGACTACAGAAAAAAGAAAGCTAATAAATAGCTTGTTTTCATTTTCTTGCAGCGCATTTGTTATGGGTTTTTTCTTTTACTCTTATGTTAGTTTTGAAAGCTATTATAGATATGAGAATCTAATTAATATTTACAGTATATTTTTGTTTTTTATTAATATAATTATTGCTTTTTTAACTTTAAAATTCAGTCATATATTATCAGATGAGAAAGTGGATTATTTAGATAATTCTAAAACTGTAGGTTTGCAGAATGGAAATATGTTGGGGCTTTTATTTTTAAGCACTTTCAACATCTTACTTTTCAATCCGCTATTCTCGTTTGTAGAATTTTTTGATAAAGGTGAAGAAAGTTTGAATCTAGCGTACTTAGCAATGACTTGCTCTCTTTTTGTTGGTGCGGTTTTATTGTATACGTCTCGACAGCAAATCAAGTTACTGAGTGAATAATTAAGCTGTCAACAGCAAACGGCAGTCTAACCAATAACAGCATTTAAGATTACAAATAACCGTAGTCTTAAGTGCTTTTATTATGTCTGATCAAAATACAAATCTTACGATTGGTCAATTATTTGAATTAAACCAAGGCAAGAACCCAACGCAAATTGCGGACACTGAAGCCCGTGCACAAAAAGCTGCGCGCTCATTGGGGTTAGATTACAGCAAAATAACAGAAAGCCCTGAGCACCTTGTCTCTGTAGCGGATGAAGTTAATACGCAAAAGCGAGTAAATGAAGTTATTGCGAGCGACCCCGTATTAGGGAAATATGCGCTTAATCCAAGTCAAGCCGCAGTTTCTCTTGACGACTTTGAAAACCTAAAGGGCATTAGTGATAAAGTTTCTTTGCTTGGTTCAAGTCTAAATAAGCCGCATGAAAATGTTACGTATCAAGACATCCAACAGGTGCTAAGTAAAGGTACTTCACCAGAACAAAAAAAACGTTTAAAAGACCTTGGCATATATGAAGAACCACAAAAGCAAATCAAGCCAAATGTTAACCCTAATTTACTGGATACCTTAAGCACAACGTTAGTCCCCCAAACTTCTGAGCAAGTATTTAAAGAAAACTACGACCGTATAAAGAAAAATGCAGGGGTAATGCCTGCGGAAAGATTCAAGAAATATTATGAGAATCAAGTTTATTGGATGGAGCATACAGCTAGTGCTGAACCTTCTAACCCACAAGATCAAGGCAATCGATACGTAAATGCGGCAATTCGTGCTGTAGCTGCAATTGGTCAAACAGAAGGTGCGGTAATCAATGCAACCACTGGAAACGATAGCCTACTTAATTTAGCAACACGTGTTAAAAACAGAGCAGCGCCATCTCAAGAAATGTCACAAGCACTTTATCAAGCGCAGCTTGCAGCACAGACAAATGATGCAGGGGTGTTGGGTGCGGCACAAGAGTTGGTTAGTAATGCCAATGCGGGGTTAGTTGGCGAATTTTTAATTGAGCAATTACCTCCCGCTTTAGCCGGGTATGCCGCAGGCTCAGGAGCAGGGGGAATTTTAACAAACTCACTTGTGCGTAACACCGCTAAGTATGCTCCGATGGTCATGAGCTTGGAAAGGACGGCTCAATTAGTCCGTGGCGTAACTACAGCGGGCAGTGCGGCACAAGGGACATTGGGTGCGGGAACCGCTGACGCTATCGTGTCATATGGTCAAAACATGGCAGAAGCACGTGAGAAGTTTTTAACCCGCCAAGAACAGATTGATTATGCAGCTGCAAAAACTTGGGGTTCAGCTAAATATTCAGCCTTAGGTGGTGCGTTAATGCCCGTAACTTTTGGTGGCCCTCTACGTACTGTTGGTGGTCAAGCTGTTATTCAATCCGCTGCGGGTATGTACTCGGTTAAAGGGGCAGCGGATGCAGTTGGAGAAAAGGCAGACCCTGTTGAAATGGCCCTTGAAGGTTTATTAGAGGTTGCAACCACTGCGCCTGAAGTGGCGATAATGTCTGCTGAAAAAGTTAAAAACCAACGTACTGCACAATTTGCATTAGACCAGTTAAGAGCAGATCAGCAACAAGATGCGGTTCGTTCAACTACTTTTGCTGCTGTACTTAATAATCTTATCGATAACAATAAAGAGAGTAAAACGGCGCAGCGTGATGAAGCTGCAAGCCAAGCATTTATTAAACAAGCCATTGAGGAACACGGCGCAGTTAACGAAGTCTACATCGATGGGCAAAAGTTCAATCAGTTATTGCGTGATCGCAACATTGAGCCGACCGATTTATTTGAACGTGCGCCGAGTCTGCAAGATCAATTGGGTACCGCTGAAACATTTAATGGCACTGTGCAAATACCCGTTGATGAGTTTGTATCCGCAATGTCTGTTATTGAGCACCCAACAGATTTTGTTGAGAACGTTCGTTCAAGCCCGGACATGCCAACTTATCGCGAAGCTCAAGAGAACCTTGCCAAAACAACAGAACAAATGCAGCAAGAAGCCAACATCTTTATGGAAGAGCAAGCACGTTTTGAAAATGCTGAAGATGCGAAAGAATTAGTAGCAACAGAAGTACAAAAGCAGTTGGCTAATGTTGGTACCTTCACCGCAAAATATAATCGTGCCGCAGGTGAATTAACTTCTGCGTTTTACTCTACCTTGGGCGATAAGCTCGGCATCAGTGCAAAAGAAGCTTTTGACCGTTACCCAATCCGTATTGCTGATGAGCCGACCACAGATAAAGGAACCTCGTTTAATCAAGCGGCTATAGACCGAACTCAAACTGAAGCTTTTAAAAATTGGTTTGATGGTAGCAAAGTAGTAGATAGTGAAGGCAAACCTTTGGTTGTCTACCATGGTACTAAAAGTGAATTTAGCATTTTTGATTTAAAAAAAGCGGGCAAGTCTGATGCGGGCGTAATAGGCAAAGCTTTTTATTTTACTCCATATAAAAATCAAGCTGAAAATTTTGCAGAAAGCCCGCATTACGGTTCAGGCAAACAACCAACCACATTGCCTGTGTATCTGTCTTTAAAAAATCCTGCAATAATTCAAGATGGTGTTCTGCCTAATGGGCAAAATCTTATGGATGCGCACAACGGTACTTTAAATACTAAAACTGCAACAGCGATAAAGAAAGCATTATTAAAAGATGGGTATGACGGCGCATTATTCAAAATGGGCGATGATATAATTCAAATTGCTGCGTTTCACTCTGAACAAATTAAATCATCTATTGCCAATGAAGGAACATTCGACCCTAAAAACCCAGATATATACAAGCAAGCGAACGGCGGTACTCGCGGTTCAATTACGTTTAGCATTGGGCAAGATGGTTCAACAATTGTTCTAAGCAAGAATGCAGACTTTTCAACCTTTGTGCATGAGCTTGGACATCATTTTTTAGAAATGAATATGCAACTCGCCCTAAGTCCTGATGCACCCGCACAAGTCCGTGCAGATATGGAAACGGTAATGAAGTGGGCTTCACCAGAAACAACTGATCTGGGTGAATGGGACTTTTTCACCGATGCAGAAAAAACAGAAGTACATGAAAAATTTGCAGAAACTTTTGAACAGTATGTATTTACAGGTAAAGCACCAAGCGCGGCGTTAAAGCAAGTTTTCAATCGCTTCAGACAATTCATGATTGCTGTGTACCGGAACATTGAAAAGTTTATGGGTATCAATGACCGTGCAGAATTGAACAACGATATTACGGGTGTAATGGACCGCATGCTTGCATCATCAAGCGCTATTGCTGAAGCACAAGCTGCTTCAAATCTTGAAATGTTAATTCATCAAGATGATGCAATGCGACTCGGAATTTCGCCAAAAGATTATGACGAAATGCGCCAAGATCATGAAATTGCTACAGAATTATCTATAAATACTTTAGAGCAGAAATCCCTGCGCAATATGGTTTGGTACCAAAAGCAGAAATCTAAGTATATGAAAACATTACAAAAAGAAGCGAATAAAAAACGCGCTGCCGTTCGTGAAGATATGGCAAAGGAAATTGCGCAAGAACCTGTATACCAAGCTATGGCATTTCTACGTCAACCGCTTGACCCTGTTGTCAAACGCGATTCAACAAAGGTTGAACCTGAACGCGATAATTTATTTGAAGCAATTGCTAAGTTTAGTGGACTAGACGCCAATGAAGTAGAAAGTACGTGGGGCATTGATGAAGCTGCAAAAACTAAATCAGGCATTGGCAATAAACCTGTCATACGTTCTTCAAAATCAAAAGTAAAAGGCCTGTCAATCGAAGCGATGGCTGAGAAGCTAAGCGAAGAAGGGTATTTAACTTTAGATGAACACGGTAAATTTGATACCCGTGAACTTGAAGATAAGTTTGCCGACCAGTTACGCGGCATCAATCAATATTCAAACAAAGTTGATCCTGAGTTACTGGACTATACGCAAGACATGGATTTGCTACAACGCTATGCAGAAGGTCGAACAACTAAAGGTAAGTTGTCACTAGATTGGATTGAAGCCAAGTATGGACGAGACAGCGAAATTTACCAAAGCATTTCTAAAGGTGCATACGGCTTTGCGCAACGTGGTGGGGAAAACCCCGATGTCGTTGCTGAGATGTTTGGTTACGAGAGCGGTGATGCTTTAATTCGTGACTTGCTTAATTCACCGAGTCCTAAGCAAAAAATTGATGAGCTCACCGATGCGCGTATGGCTGTTCAATATTCTGAATTTTTCGATCAACAAAGCATTATAGAAGCAGTCGAAGCCGCATTACACAATGATGTTCGTGCGCGTATGCTTTCAGCTGAAATGGCTGCACTAAACGGTTTGCTTGGCCGCAAGTCTGCTTTGAATGAAGCAGCAAAGACAGTTGCTCAAGACATTGTGCAACGTCAAAAAATTAAAGATATTCGACCGCATGTACGTGCACAAGATGATGCTCGTTTAGGGCGCATGGCAAATGAAGCATTTAGAAAGGGGGAAACGGTAGAAGCTGCACGCCATAAGCGCAATCAGTTAGTTCAGTTCTATGCAACCAAATACAGTTATGATGCAAAAGACCAGATTCAAAAACATCTTGATTTAGTCAAAAAGGTTTTTGGAAATAACGAGAAGTTATCTAAAAACCGTGACTTTGATTTTGTGACCGCTGCCCGCGGCATTTTGGGCAAATATGATCTTGGCCGCGAATCAACAAATTATGAGCATCAACTAGAATTGATTCGTAAATATGACCCGACCACATATGCCGAAATACAGAACATAGGCACATTGCCTGAAAACCAAAACTATCGCGAATTAACGCTTGAACAGTTCAATGCAGTTATGGCTGCGGTCGAAACACTTTGGCATCGATCTAAAGAAAATAAGATTTGGCATACAACCAATGAAGCCTTTGAGCGTGAACAGGTCCGTGAAGAACTAATTCAGCAAACAGGCGGTAAGAAAAGCGTTGAGAAGATTCAGCAAACTTTATTGGGTAGAGATAAGACCGCAGAACTTAAAGCTAAGTTCATGGAATTAGGCGCTTCCGCAAAACGTGTTGACCAGGTGGTGACTTGGTTAGATGGTGGGCCAAGCGGTAAATTTCGCACTTATTTAGTCAACCCTATGCAAGACGCGTTGGCTAAATATCGCATTGAGAAAGCAAAGATGCTGAAAGATGTGGTCAATATTTTTGAAGGCTTTGGCAAGCTCGACAATTCAAAAATTGCTGCACCAGAATTGAATAATTTTACATTTGTTGGTAAACAATCCTTGCTACATGCGATTTTGCACACAGGCAATATGAGCAACAAAGAGCGTTTAGTTTTGGGTTATGGTTGGGGTGCACGTTTAGAAGACGGCTCTGTTGATTTCAGTGCTTGGGATAAATTCTTTAATCGTATGATTAATGAAAATGTGATTACCAAAAATGATATGGATACTATCCAAAAACTTTGGAATCTATTTGATAAGTACAAAGAGCAAGCGCAAATCACGCATAAGAAAATTAACGGTCGATATTTTGATGAGTTACCAAGTACACCAATTAGTACACCTTTTGGGGAGTATGAAGGCGGCTATGTGCCGGCTGCTTATGACCGTATGCGCTCAAACGAGCAAGACCGCATTCAAGATAAAAATTTAGCCGAAAACAACTTGCAGGCTTTAGATATTGCAACCACTGGCGCAAACTTCACTAAGTCACGTGCGGATCGATATCACGATCAACTTGAATTAGATATGTCGCGCTTGCCGAGTCATTTAGATAAAGAATTGCGCTACATCCATCTTGAATTACAAATTCGTCAAATCGGACGTTTATTGCTGAATAAAGATTTTAGAAATGAAATTGAGCGAGTAATGCCGTTTGGAGTTAAGCAAGTTTTCAACCCTTGGCTTAAAGCAATTGCAAATCAGACGGTCGATGAAAGCTCAGGTGTTAGTTTGCTAGATAATATTTTCCGTACTTTGCGTCGTAATACTGGTATTGCGATTATGGCAGGTAACTTAAAAAACGCTGTTGAGCAGTTCACAGGTTTTACACAGGTTGCAGTTGCAGTGCCTCCAAAGCAATTACTTAAAGCACAGGCCCATTACTTTGCTTCAGTTGTTACCCGTGAAGACATGGCAAATAACATTATGGAAATGTCAGACTTCATGAAAACACGTTTTGACCGTGCAGCTGATGAATACCGTTATGCCGTGGATGAAATGGTTTTTCAGAAGGGCGCAATTCAAACAGTGAAAGATTTCACTATGAAGCACGCGTATGTCTTACAGACAACTATACAAAAGCCAATGGAAATTATTTCTTGGCAAGCTGCATTCAACCATTACACCGAACAAGGTATGGGCCAATATGATGCAGCTCATGCAGCGGATGCAGTTATTCGCCAATACATGACAGACATGTCACCAGAAGGTATTTCAAATCTTGAACGCGGTACGCCTGCTAAACGAATGTTTTTGATGTTTTACAATTGGTTCAATATGATTTGGAATACAACCCTGTCTGAAGCTAAGCTTGCACTAGAAGCAAGTAACGGTTCATGGGTACAGGCTTCGCCTAGATTGGCCTATGTTGCGTTAATGATGGTTTCAATCCCTTCAATGTTGTCTGAATTACTAAGTGTAATATTTGCGGGCGGTTTACAAGATGACGATAAAGACGGCGAAAAGTGGGATGATCTTTCAGCAAGGCTTGCTTTATCGCAATTAAAAATGCTTGCGGCATTTGTACCGTATGCGGGTAACGTAGTAAATGCTGCAATTAGTAACACAGACAATAATGTGATGAATGACCGTTATACAGCTTCACCCGTGTTCAGTATGGGTGAAAGTGGGCTTTCTTTGATTCAGCATTTCAAACGTTCTTTGGATGAGGACAAAGAGGTAAACCAAGGTAAAGCGGCAAAAGACTTAATGAATACAGCAACGCTTGCTACGGGTATTCCGTTTGCCGTTTTAGGTAAACCTTTTGGTTATTGGCTCGATGTGGCTCAAGGTAAGAAAGATGCCCCCGATAGCATTTATGATGCTACTCGAGGCACAATCACAGGAAAACATGCGCCTGAAGATGATAAATAATTATGTAGCGTGATTAACAGTTATTTATCTTTATTTAACAACAATTTGCCTAAAAATTATAGTTGACTCCGTACTTTTGTTAGTTCAATATCTGACCAAGTTACGGAGCTTTTATTATGATTTATTTAGTAATTAAAGATTTAGGACATGGTTTTTATCTAGGTAAAAACAACCTGAAGCAAGGTGGTAAAGAGTTCATTGTCTTTAAAAGCGATAAAGAAATGTTTATAGGTGTAGAGTCGTACAAATATGATGAAGCAAATAACAGATTGCTTTGGGAAGGAATAGAGGATTTGGGGTTTATTATCGTTGGTTTTGCAGATACAGAAGAAGAAGCTTTAGATTTGGCCTTTTAATATCCTGTTGACACCGCTCGACCTGTAACCATCCTATTATTGGTAAGCTTACCTAAAATTGGCTGTAGAGAATACGGCCTTTTTTATTGGTGAGTTTATGACTGTTTCTGTTACTGAACGGCTTAGTCCTTTGTACGAAGGTAATGGGACTAATACACGTTTTGATTTTACCTTTCGTGTTTTTAATCAGGAGGATGCTACAGGTGTTTCTGTAAAGCATCAAGTAGGGGCCGATTTCGAAAATGTAGATGAAAGCCTTTATACGGTAACCCTTAATGAAGATAATTTGGGTGGTTACATTACTTTTTTAAATGCGCCAGTTGTAGGATTTCAATTTTATATAGCAGGTGAAACCCCTGTTGATCAGGCGTTAGATATAACTAACTATGATAACTTCTATCCGGATGCTATCGAACATTCCTTGGATAAGTTAACTTCTATCTTGCAAGAATGGGCGCACTCATTAGGGCTTGAGAAGCTGTCTCGAGAAAAAGCACTTGAGATACTAAATCTTGCTTTACAAGATCAGATTAGAGAGCAGGGATTAGCATTAGACCAAATTGATGCATTTGCACAAGACCTCGCAAATAGACTGCAAAACATTGTAATAGAAAGAGGGTGGCTTGCTGAACTAGTAGCAGATGGACTTGAAAACCAAAAGCAAATCAATGACAAAACTACACAAAATGTACCTGATATCCAAACTTTGAAATTACTTGTTGTTCGTAAAAATGGTCAAAAGGTTTTGGTTAATAATCGTTATGTTTATGCATATAAATCTGAAGCACAAGATGTTGTAGATAATATTTATTCTATTTTACCTTCAAATGGAGTGGGGCGTTGGATATTGCAAAAACCAGTAAACCTTTTTGCATCTGACTTCTGTTTAACTTCAGATCAGTCTGAGTTGAGTCAATCAGTAAAGTTGCAGATGGTTAATGATCTATCTGTTAGTTTTAATGTTCCATTTATTGTAGATGATGAATTTATGGTTGCTCCTGTTGAGTCCGACCACAACATTTGCTTTTACGTTCGAAGCAATAATGACATCACTTTTACACCAAGAGGTAACTTTAAAATCATACCAAATGATTTTACAACCTACTCAATTCTACATATCGAAAACATTGAGAACTATAAAGTTCTGTTCCCGCAAATTACTGGTGATAGAGATCAGCATTTAGGGACTGAGGGTGAATGGGGATATGGTATTGCTAACTATCAATCTAAGAAAGGCTATATTTATCGCCCTAAGGTTATGAATACTTGGGGGGATGGCATTTATGTTGGTCGTCGTTGGGGGTTAATAACTGATGATACCCCTACTGATATTACTATTTCGGAACCAACTGTATTGAATGCGGGCCGAAACGGTATCTCGCTCAGTGCTGGCACACGAGTAAATATTTTGCTGCCTTATGTTTTCGGTGTGAAGGGTAAAGCACCTGAAGCAGGCATAGATATTGAGCCAGAAGCCGCTGCGGGATTGCCTAAATCGCATTTGAAAGACTGTATTATTTCCTCACCAACTATCGAAAATTGTAAAATCGGTTTAGTCGGGTACTTCTTTCCAAATGATTCAACCTATGAAATAGAAATTTCAGGTGTCACAACAATTAAGAGTTGTGAGCAGCCATTAGTGTTATGCGCAGGTGGTGCGAATAATCAGGGCTATATCGATATTAATAAGCTGGTTTTGTCGGATTTAAAAGGTAATACCCTTTTGCAAAATGCATGGCACAGAAGCGGGGGCTTCCGTTGTACAGTTAAAGAGTTAGTTACTGATAAATCTTTACCAATTGTTCTAACGATGAATGGAGCCTTTAGTACAGGTAAGCTCGGCCATTTTGATGTTCGAAAGATTATTAATAATGATCCCGTAGGAAAAATCGGCTATTACGTGCCTACATCAGTCCAAAACTATGAAGACAATTCAACCTATATGTTTGAAGACCCTAATCGTGCCTATTTGGATTTTGACTTTACTACGCATTTTTTTGGTAAAGATTTTCTTTCAAACATCGTTACCTTACATACTGGGTGGACCGCTTCTTCAAGAAATATGTCAAACATTATTTGGCAAGACCCTTCGATCGATACCTCTGGTAATTCCGCAATTTATATCGCTACAAACAATGACTATCGACGTTTGAAAATCGGTCTTGCAAATACAACGACAATCGTAGGTCAGGGATGTAACATTTCAGGGTTACATATCCGCAAAGTAGATGGGTCCTATTATAGTGAGGCACACTCGCAGAGTATTGGCGCATGGTTGGATTTTCAAAACAATTTAAACGGCAATACAGAAGTATTTGGCTCCTACGGCACCTGGCTGTTTACTTAAACAGAAGCCCCGATTATTTCGGGGCTTTTTACTGTCAACAGATTTCGATACTTATAAAACGCCAATACCTAAAATAATGAAAACATTAAACGGCGGCAAAAAATGAACGACCCATTAACAATTAAGTCTTTACCTTGGGTAATTAAAATCTGGGCAGCGGTGATGGGCGGTATCTTTGCTCTCATGCTAAGCGGAGATATTGATACTGAAGGAAAAATTAAAATCAATCTTAGTGTCATTCTGAAATTATCAATCAGCATCACAATTAGTTTGTACGGCGGTTCTGCATTCATCGAATACCAAGAATTAGGTGATCTTCATCCGATGACGCACGGATTCATCATGCTAATTTTTGCAGTTTTTGGAATGCTCCTAATTGGTATCTGGTATCAAGCAATTCGTTTATGGAAGGGCAAAACAATCAGTGAATTAATCACTGAAGTTAAAGAATCTTTCAAAGCACTGTTCAAGTAGGAGAAAATAAATGTCAGTTGATAACTACATTGATGAGCTTATTAAACGCGAAGGGGGGTATGTTAATAACCCTAATGACCGTGGCGGCGCAACTAATTTCGGCATAACTGAAGCGGTTGCACGCGTAAACGGTTGGAAAGGTCCAATGCGCGATTTGCCTTTGGATTTGGCAAAGCAAATTTATAAACAACAATATTGGATTAATCCTCGCTTTGACCAAGTTAATACTTTGTCGCCATCGATCGCAGAAGAGTTGCTTGATACAGGTGTCAATTGTGGTGTTGCTTTTGCAAAACCTTTATTACAACGGGCGTTGAATCTCTTGAATAACCAAGGAAAAGGTGGTTGGCCTGATCTAGCCGTCGATGGTATTTATGGTTCAGCTACATTGGGAGCGTTAAAAAACTTCCTTGCTAAGCGCGGTAAAGACGGCGAGAAAGTGATGCTTAAAGTTCTGAACATTATGCAAGGTCAACGTTATATTGAAATTTGTGAACGCAATCCCACGCAAGAGCAATTCTTTTATGGTTGGATTAGCAACCGGATCGCATAAAGTGATTTTGTGTAAGAGAACCAAACTAGCAACTTTTATCACACTATTGTGCATTCTGTTTTCAGGATGCACGGCGCATTCAATCAATAACAATATTCAAGTATCATTATGCGTAAAGGCACTTTGAGTTTTTAGAATGGCGCAAATAATGATTATGGTTATGGAAGCAGGCAAGGCTGAGCGCACATGCAACTTGCTTGCTGACATAAATAAAAACGGTGAAGTAACCAAGCTCTATGACTATAACGGCAATGAATTAAAAATTAACTTTTTGCAAAACCAAGTCTATTACAACAAAACTTGGTGGCAGTTTACTAAGAAACAAGACATCTAAAATAAAGCCCCTAAATAGGGGCTTCTTATTATGCGGCGTTTAGCATTTTAGCTATTTCGGATGCGGTCGGATTGTAATAGGTATTAACTAATACACTAATAGTTTTGTGCCCTGTAATTTTAGCAAGAATCTCAACAGGCAAACGATAGTCATGAACAAAGCGCGTGATTGCTTCGTGCCTTGAATCGTGGAAAGTAATAACACCATCTAAGCCAACACGGCGTAAATTACGTTGCCAAATTAACCTGAAGGCGTTTGATGTAAGCGGTACCATACGATTATCGTTTGGGTCATCTGGCAACCAAGAAAGCATTTCTTTTGCCTTGGCAGTTAAAGGTACGTCACGGGATGAGCCGTTTTTGGTATCTAATAACCGTATAAAGTCAGTAAATATTAAAGACTTTTGCACGCTAAGAATTTCACCTTTACGCATTGCGGTCTCAAGTGCGAAGAGAAATGACCACGCAACACGGTGCCTAGGCTGCGTGGGTGTTTTACCCCATTCATAATCCAAGCCTTTAATTACTGAATCAATGTGGACCTGATTAACACGTTGATGTCTTGGTGGTGGTGCTGAAGGTTTTGTAATTTCTTTAAAGGGATTCTCTTTAGTTAAAAATAATTCTTTTCGTGCAAAGTCAAAAACTGAACTATACATCGCCATTTCTCGAATGACAGTTGCACCTTTAACTTGCTTCAATCTTTTATCACGCCACTGTTTAACAAGGGCAGGGGTTAGATTGTGTATAGATTCATCTGCAAGTTCGCCCCAGTTTTTCTTTAAGCATTTAAGCATTTGCACAATTAAACGGGCGCTTTTCATTTTGCGGCCTTCATCCTGATAGTACATATCAAAAAGGGCTTGAAAAGAAATATGGATTTTTTCAGGTTCTGAGGTTGGTTGTTCAGATTGTAATTCTAATAGTTTGGTAGCTGCCCACTGTTCGCATTCACTAGCGGTATCACGAGTAGCTGCGTAACGTTTACCTTTATAACGAACTTCAATACGCCAAGCGTTGCCGCGACGGGTCGGTTTCTGCATTTTTAACACTCCAAATTTCATGGTGGCGCACTGCCGACAAAAATTGAAGATGTACAAATGAAACCCACTTTTCTGGCGGCGGCACGGAAATATAAAGCGTTTTTTAATGTGAAATATGACTATTTTGAATAGTCATAGCTGACCTATCGACAATAAAAAACAAGCCGAAAGACTACTAGAATCTTTCAGCTTATTGATTTTTAACAACAAATTTTGGAGCGGGAAACGAGACTCGAACTCGCGACCCCAACCTTGGCAAGGTTATGCTCTACCAACTGAGCTATTCCCGCAATGTGAGCACATTATAGAGTGTTTCATTAAAGTGTCAACACTCTTGTGATCTAATTGAACGTTTAATCAGCACGACGCCAAACTGTACCTTGACGAGTGTCTTCAAGAACTACACCCTGATCGAGTAAAGACTGACGAATAGCATCTGCTTTCGCAAAGTCTTTTGCTTTTTTCGCATCAACACGTTGTTGAATGAAATCTTCAATTTCAGCATCAGACAAAGCAAGCGCTTCTTGTCCAATATCTGATTTTAAGAAATCATCTACATTGTGTTGTACCAAACCTAAAATATTGGTGAGGTGACGTAATGTCGAATAAAGCACAGTCGCTTGGTCAGCTTGCTCTTCTTTTACAGCACGGTTTAACTCTTTGTTGAGTTCAAACAATACAGCCATTGCTTCAGCCGTATTGAAATCATCACACATTGCATTGTTAAAACGTTCAATAAAGCTTTGATCAAGCGTTTCAGTTGTCGTTTGACCATATATTTGTTGATAAGCTTTAAATGAATGATAGAAGCGAGTTAAAGAAGTTTTTGCTTCTTTGAGTGCCACATCAGAGAAGTTCACAGGGCTACGATAGTGTGAAGACACAATAAAATAGCGGATCACTTCAGGGTGGAACTTCTCCATCACGTCACGAATCGTAAAGAAGTTGCCTAAAGACTTAGACATCTTTTCGCCATCAACGTTAATAAAGCCAACATGCATCCAGTAATTTACATACTGCTCACCAGTTGAGGCTTCACTTTGCGCAATTTCATTTTCATGGTGTGGGAACATTAAATCTGAACCACCACCATGAATGTCAAAGTGGTTGCCTAGGCAGCAAGTTGACATTGCAGAACATTCAATGTGCCAACCCGGACGGCCATTACCCCAAGGGGACGCCCAAGACGGTTCATTTTCTTTTGCATGTTTCCAAAGCACAAAGTCAAAAGGATGTTTCTTTTCAACTTCAACATCAACACGCTCACTCGCGCCAGCTTGCATGTCATCAAGCTTACGGCCAGAGAGACGACCGTATTTTTCAAATTTGGTGACTTCAAAATAAACATCGCCGTTTGAAGCAGGGTAAGCAGCACCTTTATTGACCAGATTGCCAATCATGTTTTGCATCTGGTCGATATATTCAGTCGCTTTAGGTGCTTCATCTGGTGCCAAACAGCCTAAGTTCGCTGCATCTTCATTCATGGCATCGATGAAACGCGTGGTGAGCTGTTGAATCGTTTCACCATTCTCATTCGCACGTTTGATGATTTTGTCATCAATATCGGTAATGTTGCGAATGTAGCGAACTTTCCAGCCTTGACTACGCAAGAAACGGATAATGTAGTCAAATGCAACCATAACTCGAGCATGCCCGATATGACAGTAGTCGTAAACGGTCATACCGCAGACGTACATATCGATGTGACCTTCTTTGCGAGGTACAAATTCAACTTTTTTTCGTTGCTCAGAGTTATATAAAACAAACGGTTGCAT